GCAGTCTGCGTACCGGCCGCGATGACATCGCCGCCGCCAGCCCCAGCGCCACCGCTGATGGATACGGTCATTCCGCCCGCAGCGGTCGAGCAGGAGAGCGTCACGTTCGGCCCTCCAGCGAGGACGAGAGATCCAGGCCCAGCGCTCGTGTCCCCCGAGGTATTACCGACGATCGACACGGTGTTGAGCCCGGCGTGCTGGTGCCCCTCTAGCGCAAAGCGGCCTGCGTTAGCGCCGATCGCGTTTGCGCTCGCGACAGCGCTCACCGTCGTCGCCGTGCTCCATGAATTCACAATCGACAGCGTGTTCGATACCGCGCCAGTGGCCTGCGAGACAACAACCCCAGCACCGCCTGCGACGACTACTACGCCGAACCGAGATCCGGTATCTCCTGCTGTGTTTCCGCCTGACGCGCCGACCGCCAAGATGCCTCGATGCACGTGGTCATCCGCAGCGAATCGGCTCGTATTCGCGCCGCTGCCGGTAGCTGTCCCTACGTCCTGCAAGGCATTCGATACGACGGGCCTCGTGTACGAGCCCGTCACCGTCTGCCCATCTACGCCGAACGACAGTCCGTTCGCATTCGAGAACACAGCTTCCCCGCTCGTGATGCGTGTCGTGCCGGCTGACAGCGAGGCCAGGACACCGGAGACAGCCGCGAGCGTTCCGCCGGCTGCCGGTAGATAGACCGTAGCGTTCGCAGTCGCATTGCCAGCTAGCTCTAGGCGCCCTGCATCATTGAGAAAGCCGATGCTCTTGGCTCCTGCTAGGCCGTCGCCGACATGAAAAGCGTTGCCCTCGTGCGCGAGCGTGACCCCATCGCTCGATAGCTTGACTTGATCCTGGAAGTTGTCGCCGGCCATAGCTTAGAAACTCCCCACGAAGATGAGCCCAGGCTGTCTCAAAGCGCTTTGGCCGGTGCGCTGGAAGCCCGTGTTCGTGACATCAATGGATGCCGGTAGTGCTGTCGAAAAACTCGCAGAGGTAATCCCGTCCAGGAAAATACGCGTCTCGTTCGTGTCGAGCGCCCCTGCGATCGACACGCGCTGAAGCCCAAAGACGCGCCAGGTGCCGTTGTTGGTCGTGCGCATCCAGATCCCTACGAGGTAATCTCCTGGCGTCATGCTGACATTGATAGCGAGCGTGCGATACCGCGTGCCAGATACGCCGCCGTATCGGCTCGATGCGCTCGTCTCACTGCCGCTCGTCCACGATAACTCGCGCGACGCTGATGTGCTCAAGCTCGCTGTCGAGCCAGCCATGGTGTAGACTCCGGCGGATACGGTCAACGCGCCGGACGATCCGCTGGCCCCTGTCAGGTCCATGACCATCATGAGCTGGCTCATCGTATGCCTGAGAGGCAGCTGCACGCGCTGGATGCTGAGGATCCCGTTCTGAACCGTCCAGTTAGACACGAGCTCCATGTTGTGCGACCAGAGAGAGAGACGCTCCGAGATGGACGCGCGCGCTGTAATGGTCTGCCCATCTGCGCCGAACGTAACGTTGTTAGCGTCAGATAGGATAGCCTCGCCGGTCGTGATGCGCGTCGTGCCGGCCGAGATCGACTGGATGCCTGGTTGCGTGGTTTGCGCTGGAGCCGAGATGGATACTGTCGCTAGAGATCCGGCTCCCGTCGTCTGTGACAACGACACAGCGCCGACGCCAACTAATACATAGCGCCCGTGCGTTGTACCTGTGTCGCCCGCTGTGTTGCCGCCAGTCGAGACGCCGATGCCTGTCACGAAGGCCGTGCCGCCTGCAACTGATGCTGTGATCGTCCCGTTGTCGTATCCAAACGACACGCCGTTTCCATCGGCGAATACGAGCTTTGAGGTGCCGCCCTGAGTGGTGCCTGCGCTGACAGATCGGATGCCGTCGAAGGAGGCGGTAATGCGCGTTGATCCTGACATGCCCCATGACATGCCGTTCGAGTCGGCCATGACGACGGTGGCCGAGATAGCGGTCTGCGTACCAGCGCCTAGTCCGAGTATCCCACTCGTGACGCTTAACCCTTGTCCTGCGTATCCGTGCGCCACTACGTAACCTCGACTCCAAAAGCCTGAAACGTCAGATTCGCCGAGCTTGCGTATACCCTAATCTTGTCAGTCGCTGCGAGCGTCACCCCGAGCGTCAACGCGAATGAATCGTTAGCTGGGATCGGCAGATCATAATAGAGATACTGCGCATTGGTAGTAGCCGCACCGGCGGGCGCTACGGTGATACGAAAAGTAGCTGCTGACCCAGCGCGGTTGCACACGATGACAGTCGATACAGTCGCAGACGTGCCGCCAGGCACTGTGTATAGGTCCGTCTCTGTCGTCGCAGATGGCGCTGATTGCCCGAGCACCTTGAGCGTGTCAGCCACGTCAGGCTCCCATCATCGCAAACGTGCGAGACCATGTCTCCACGCCGCCGCCGCCGCCCGATGGCGTATCCCATGACATATTGCCGCTCGCGTCGCTTTTGAGATACTTGGTCGAAGACGGGTAGCCGTTCGGCCAGACGTACGGCGTATCAGCGGACTGCGCAGCATGCGCAGTAATGTCTGCGTAGTTGCCGCCCGCATTCGTGAGGCGCATGGTCTTCTGGATCGTTACGGTGAACGCTCCAGCGGAATCCAAGAAACGCACTGGCGCTGATGCCGCGAGCGACTTGACGTCGATGGCGTTAGTCACAGCCGAGGAGCGCACGAATACAGGCAGCGACACGGAGGAAGCAGACCACATATACAGCGCGCTTCCGTTTTGCACGTGGAGATCGTTTTGCACGGAGAGACGCGCGAAGATGCGTACGTATCCTGGATCTCCATATTGAATGTCGTTCGTGAAGATATCGAGGCGCGTGTACCACTGATTGACGCCTGGGTGCCATGCTTGGATAGCGAGCTGTCCAAGGTTCGTGTACGCGCCGTCGTAGTCCCCCTGCGCAAAGATGCGCCAGGCGTGCAGCCTGTCAGCCGCGCCATACGTCGTATAGGTGCGACCGCGCAGCTCTAGCGCAGGCGAGTCCTGATAGGTCGAGGTAGCAGTCGCAGGAGTCGCATTGCGCAGCACGAAAGCCGTCGTGTCAGCCGTGTTGCTCGTCGAGCCTATCGACGGGCGATCGATCAGCGCGCGGCGGTCGGTCGTGCTCCAGATCCACCGCTCGTCATCCGAGAGGAGACCATTATCTCCGGTGAACACGATGCGGCCAGGCGTGAGTCCTGTCACCGCTAGCGACGACCACGAAGCCTGCGGGGACACATTAGGGCGCTCGACGGCGCTACCAAGCACAGCATGCACGGCTTTCGCGATGGAGATGCCGAGCTTGATCGATTCCGTCTGAGGCTCGCCTTCAAAGAAGGCGCGTGTGCCTGAGTGAATGTCCGCCCACTCGAAGGCGATCATGACGACGCCATGAAGCGCGAAGCGACGACGCTAAGCGCATTGCGAAAGACATCCTGTGTGAGCTTCTCGGTCGCTCCATTGAGCACGACGGAGTAATCATTCGGCCCGTCTCGGCGCAATGAAAACAGGACGCCATCTGAGCTGCTCACATCGACCCACGCCGGCGGGTCGGCTGACGCACGCGAGACGACATAGAGCCGAGGCACGTTCACGCCCATGACGATGACGAGGCGATACCCATCGAGCGGAGACTTACGCATGGAGGCCAGGCGCATGCGCTCGACCGAGGCCGTCACGCCAGCGAGACCATCCAGCATGCTCGCTAAGACGTCGAGCAGCACGGAGAGCTCGCGGTGCGCCGCTTGGGGGTCTTGTGCCTGCGAGCGCGCTATAGCGTCGAGTAGCATGGCACGCCTACCACCGATTCACGTAGTGACCGTCGTTACCAAAAGCACCGGATTCTGACGTGGTCGACACACGAGAGGCTGTCCCGCCCGTCAAAAACCCCGTCGCTCCGTTGGTGTAAAAGCGATTCGCAAAGGTTGTGACCGTAGAGGGCGCTTCGACCGCTCGAGCGTTCGAGGTAGTCGACGTCGTGCGAATGAAGTTGCCTGCGATGACACCAATTGGGCTGCCGTTGATGACCCGCACCACCGCGTGAGAGCCGTCCGGCTTGTCCACGAACAAGCGGTTGCTGGATACTACGATATCGCCGCATGTATCGAGGTTGATAGCATCGTTCGTCGGATCGCCCATCGACACCACGTTTCCGGTGATAGCGAGCGCTTCGCCCTTAAACACCAAGATGCCGACCGCATTAGCTGTCGTGCTGATGACTCGGTTCGATGCGATGGTGATGTTCGAGATCGTCTCGGAATTAGAAAACCACACGCCGCCGAGCGCGCACACCTGCACGCTATTGTGAGAGATGTCCCAGCGATCTTCGCCATCCGAGCCAAGCATTCCGGTGACGTGCACTCCGTAGTCATAGTTGTACGTCACGGTCGAGGTGACCCGCATGAGGTTGTGCGCGATCGATACGTCCTTGCAGTATGTGCTCGCCACACCGTTGCCATGGACATAGACGCCGTAGCGAATCGCGGATGCGGTTCTGTGAACATCCGTGATGATGTTGTGCGCGATCGAGCCGCCTGCGAGGCCAACAAAAGCATGGATCGCAGCCGCGTAATTAGCAGCGCTACTCGACGCGCTAGTCAGCACCGAGATCGTGTTGTGCGCAATGACAGCGTTGTCATGGTCTCCTGCGCCGGATAGCGCTGAGGCGTTGTACCCGACGAAGATGCCTCGCACGTTCGCCGAGCTAGAACTGGACCCGATGACGCGCAGCTTGTTGTGCGCGATCGAGATGTCAGCGAAGGCGCTTGCAGCGATGGCTGACACGGTGCCGAGCCCATCAATCGCGATGAGCGTGTTGCGCTGGATGTCTACTCCGACTGGCCGATACGTCCCATCGTCTTCAGCGATAATACCGTAGGTGTTGGTAGACGACGTGAGCGAGCGGATCGCATTGCCGCTGACATCGACGCCCTGCGCTCCTCCCTGTATGCGCACGCCATAGGTCGTCGTAAGCGATGTGCTGCCGAGCGAGTACACGTGATTGTTGCGCACCGCTACTTGATCCACAGCGCTTGCGCCGACGGTCGACACGAAGATGCCAGCAACGTTGCCGAGCACTGTATCGTCTAGGCCCTCGATGTAGCAGTCATCGATGAGAACGTGTTGCAGCGATGACGACGCTGAGATGTAGACCCCGCGCTTGCCAGATGTGGCCGTAGCGTTGCGCACCTTCGCCTTGCGCACGGTGATATGCTGGACAGTCGTTCCGGTAAACGCTATGCCGTCGTCGCAGTTGACGCAAGACACGCTATCGACGAGGCAGTGATCGCCGTCGATCACCGACACGGCCACGCCAGTCTTGCCGCCTGTCGATGACGCCTGGGTGAACGTCGAGTCGCGCACAATGACGGATCCGCCGCCAGCTGTAGCGATCCCGGCAGCGTTCGCAGCAAACGTGACTTCGCAGTCGACGACTACGAGCTTTGCGATAGCCGCCGCAGCGCTGATAAAGCCGTAGAGAGTACCGGAGCCTGAGTTGATGCAATGCTTGAAGCGCAGCCAGGACGACCCGCTAGGCGCGTAGACGCCGACGCAGCCGCTGCCACCAGCGCTGGTCTCCGTGAATGTGCAGGACTCGAAGTCACAAGACGACGCGCTATCGACGTAGACGACTGCGACGATGGATGCAGCGTTCGACGTGAACGTGCAATTATGCCATGTGTTGAATAGCGATACAGCTCCGAGCTTCACGGCGTAGGCTGACGCGGAGTTGAGCGTCGATGTGAACGAGCACCCTACGAATGTCATAGACGAGGTAAGACCGCCCCATGCGATGCCAGCACCAGCGCTAGCAGCGAATGTGCACTGCGACACGACCCCGTTTGCGAGACTCGCTGTCCCGGTCGCCGCAATGCCTTCGATATGACACCGAGTCGCGCTGAATGTCGTCGCGTTAGCAGTCGCTTCGACGATATAAGACGCTGTACCGCCGCTGCGGGTCAAACGCAGATTCTCTAGGTGGACGATGTTGCCAGCGCCAGACAGCGAGAACACAGGCGCTGTCCCGGTGCATCGTAGCTCAGTGAGATCCCGTTCTCCGACGATTGCGATGCCCTTGGTGAACCCAGCTACTGTGATCGTCGTGGATCCAATATCGTATGGAGCCGCGCCGCGCTTGATGAGAAGCGTTCCACCAAGACCCGTAGACGAGAGTTTGTCGATGGCTGCCTGAATCGCTGCCTGAGTCGACGCATATACGTTCGTGTTGATGTCACCGAACGATCGCACGCCATCGCCTACGGTGAGGACGTACCCGCGCGCTCCCTGGCGTCCGCCAGCTCGCTGGAAATATCGAGGATTCGTTGCGAACGGCCCGGCTGCGCCGGTGTTCTGACCAATTGCGCCGTCGATAGGCGAAGACGGCGTCGGTAGGAGCGAGCCTCCCCAGGCAGCCTCGGCGTCAAGCGCAGCGCGAGCGTCAATGTACTGCTTGAGCTGTTTGATCTGGATGTCCGATGTCTCGTCGAGGCTTCCGATGGTGCCATAGGGGTTCTGAAGCGTCGCGTAACCGCGCTGCTCAGAAGCCTGCCAGAAGCGAGGACGTGTATCAGCCGAGAGCCCTGCGCCGACGTCCCACATACCGACAGCGGTTGTCGCTGTCGGGTCCGGCACTGGTTTATCTGAATAGACCCGGCCGCGGTCCTGGAGGAACACGGTGCTGCCGCTATCGGGGATCACGCGCGCGCCGATGGTCTTGGCGACGCCGATTGCGCCGCTCAGCGTCAGCGTGTGGTTCTCGCGATCGTTCTCCGTGACGGTCACCGCTGTGCCGCCGACTGTGCCGCTGAACGATGACGGAAGATGTCGCGTGTCGATGCACAGGAGCTGCGTCGCACTCGACGCCGCTGCTTGGCGCAATACGGTCTGCGTCACGTACGAGGTAGCTACGATCTGAGGCGTCGGACTGGAATCGGTCTTGAGCACACAGATCGGAATGCGCACGCTGTTTGGGTGCACAAAGTTGTATGAGAACCCCGACGTGTTCGTCACGATCGACCAGTCGACCTGCCAGACGGTTGAGACGTTGCGGCTGTATTCCCGGCCAGGCGGTCGCGCGTCGCCTGATGGATCCGTGCCGTTGTCATACGTGGGATTCCAGAACGCCCTGGCGTCGGTAGATGCCGCTACGAGCGATAGCTCCACTTCGACGTAATACAGCGTCGACGCGAGCGGCAGGTTGGCGATCTTCTGCGCATCGAGATCCTGTCCGTTCTCGACGAGTACGCCAAGCCGGTTCCACGCCACGCCGTTGTGCATGACAAAGGTGCCAGGCGAGGTCGTCTGATTGGGGATCTCGACCCGGAATCCATCCGCTACGCGTGGCAGATCGTCGCACAGGAATCTCTCAGCGAGCTGGCGCTGGAGGAGGAGTGCGTACCCGTCGACGGTATCACTTCCGCTCGTCGCTCGCTGAAGCGGCTCGAGATCCACGCGCTCGCTCGGAAAGAACGCTTGCCTGGAGATGTCTACGATCGCCATCGTGTCCCCTTCACCGCACGTCCGTCAGTTCGACGGTGACGCCAGCGGCTTTGATCTGCTCGAGTATCTCACGGGTACACCATCCAGGCTCTGGCGGGAGATAAAACGCATCGCCTGACCCGTCGTCCTGCGCCTCGGATTCACCAGACGACAAGCATACATCCTCGCCTACTAGGTGCCCGTCGAATGACGCGAGAACTACCGGCGTCGCAAGCGTCAAGGCATTGCCATCCCGAGCGACAAACTCGAGAACCTCCGGCGCTCCTGCGCCGAAGTACAGGAATTCTCCTGCGACGTGCGTGTTGATCGGCGCGCCTATGGTAATGCGGTTGAGCGCAGCGTCGAACGAGGAGATGGTGACGGCTTCCTCATTGCTGCTCTGCCAGCCGAGCACGGCCGGAAGCGGGTAGCCGCTCGATGGCAGCGGCTGCGTGATGAGCCGCACGACTTCGCCCGGTGAATGAGCGTTCGCCATGCCGGCCGTGAGCGATATGCTGCCTGCGCCTGATGGTGGATTAGCGAGAGCCGTCACGGTTTCCTGGCTGCCGCCAAGCGGGTTCACGACGAGACGAAAGCCTAGCGCATGTTGTCCGTCTCCGCCCTGTGGGTAGTGGTGCTGTCGAACCACCGGCAGAGTCGTGTCGCCGCCGAGCGTAGACAGCCGCACGGTCGTACTGAATTCAGGCGGCGTGCGCAGCTCGTACACCGTAGACGAGATGACGGACGAGATCCGCACTGCTGCTGGCTGCCATTGCCATCCGTGATTGATCACAATGTATCCGCTTGATCCAAACAGACCGCCATCGGCTACTGTCACGCGCGAGACGAGCTCCTCGACGTACTCGCTGACGCTGTGCGCCGATGTGAGAGCCGTACCGAACACGAGCACGTCGGCCCATAGAACGACTGTTTCCCCGCCAGAGTAGGCGGTCGTCGTCGGGCGCTCGAGCGTGAATACTGTCGCGCCGTTATTGGAGCGCACGATCAGCGTGTCCGTGCTGTTCACACGCAACCGGTAGCCAAGTGGTGCTGTGCCAGTAGGGAATGCAGCGCTCGACGCGACAGTGAGCGTCGTCGAGCCCGTGCTATGCGCTCCGCTCACAGTCGTTGAGCCCACGACTACGCGACGCTTGACCTGTGCGACGACGCGATCTTCTTGGCGTCCAGCGCCGCGCCCTACTCGAGCCGTCGCGCCGGCTGTCCACGAGCTCGCCTCGCGGACCTCGAGCGCATAGCGCCCTGCGCCTTGCGCGTAGGCAACGGATTGCCGTGCTGCGATCCGCGTCGCGAGTGTCGACGCCGTAGGCCCAGGCGCGTACTCAGCCGGTGCGTACACGTACGGACCTGTGTAGCGCTGAGACTGCACGATACCGGATGCATCACGAATATTGCCTTCCTCTAAATCCGTCGATGCATACGGAAGCTCCCAGGTCTCTACGGTCGCTCCGCCGGACAATCCGACGGTCAACGGCTCTGCTAGGATGAGCTTCGGGTTTGGCGATGCCGCTTCCTGCCGCTCGATGTACCACAGCACTGTCGCGCTCGTGACGCGTACCATCGCTGCGCCTTCGACGAAGCCAGCAGCACTCGTGACCTGAAGCTCTGTATCTCCTGGGCTCGCTGCAACAGCTAGCGTCGTTGAGAACGACTTGGGTGCTTGATCGTGCAGATAGCTCGCATCGACAAGTCGCAAGCGCTGCGTGTCGCGCGGCATGTAGACTACGACGCGACGCGGCCCTGGTTCCGTGATGTCCCAATGCAGTCCGTCCTGTACGACAGTAGCAGGCTCGACACGATCTCCGGGCGTCACTAGGATGACAGATACACCAGCAGACATCGCAGGTGATGGGCTAGCTGGCAGCGATAGATAGAACAACCCGTTGTCGTAGTCCACGCTCGAATACATGACGTATTCGATAGTTTTGCCTACGTCACCGAGGAACAGCATACCCGATGACGGCCAGCCAGCGATCGACGATGGGGAGACTCGCACGACCATGCGACCGCCAGGGCGCAGGTCGCTGAGAAGTGTCGTGCGTCGGTATTCATGCCTATGCGCGGTATGCGCGCGCTGGAACGGTGTAGTCAGCAGCGACGAACCTGACAGAGACAGAGCGACGACCACCTCCTCTGTCACGGTTCCTCGCCCGACCAAGATCGGGAACGGATACGTCGTCGGCAGAGGGACGTCGATCGTACGGAACAACGTGAGCGTCGTCTGTGTCGGCACCACATCCCCGAACAGCGTCGCCTCGAACGGCGACACGACCGGGTGATCAAAGCGCGTCTCTGCTAGCAAACGCACGTCGCCGGTCGTGCCATTGTGTCGCTCAAAGGCGATGGTCTCCTCGGTCGACATCCCAGGATCGAGCCGTAGCGTACCGTGATACGTGAGCGAGGAGCGCGTTGGCGTAGCGAGGAGAGAGAGACGCCGATCGCCAGCTACAGAAGCACTAGCGAGCACGTTAGGGCGAGACCACTGCGGTCCTGCACATGCTTCGATGACGCGACGGAAGGCATCACGGGTCTGATGGTCTCGCTTGGCGATCGCGCGGGTCAGCGCGCGCCAATGCCGATCATCGTAGCCGCCGTGTGGACGCCTTAATCCATGCCGCGCAGACAAAGCATCCAGGCGCGCATCGTCTGCGGTATCCACCCACAGTTGCTCGGCGACTTCTGTGAGCGCACTGTGCCCCACGTTCTTACGAGATCACTACGAGAGATCCGCCGCTCTCGTCGTACGGAGTCGCACGTTCGTCATTGGCGATGGCGATCGTATCGGAAGGCTCTTGCACTACGAAGTCGTAGACGCCTGGCACTGACATAGCTGCTTCGATAAGCCGCGCGAGCACGACATCCGCACCGATGCCTAGATTGGTAATGTACGCCTCGATGCGCTCCTGCACCAACGGGCGTAGTTGGGATTCAGTAATGCCCCCGACTGCTGCGACAGCACCGCGCACACGCACACGCCGGATCGTGGGCGGCGAAGCTACGACTCGCACACCCGCAGCGGAGAACCCAGGCAGCTCGATAAGCGCATCGAGATTACCCACAAGCACTGACTGCGCTGCTGCAATGAGCCCTGTATAGAACCCGTAGTGCGCTACCACGATCGCAGCTAGCGGAAGCCCGGTGACAAACTCAATCTCGCCGGTGCCTCGGTTCAGTAGATACGACGAGCCAAGTGTTTGTAGCACGTAACCAGCGCCAGAGTTGACCCATAGCCTAAGACTACCTGACACAATGGGTCTATGTCGCAAGCGAAAGCGCCGCTGATTCTCTTCCGTCGCTAACGACAAGACTTCTACTTGGAGCATTTCGTCTCCAATGTCATGTCCGTTAGCCGTAGCACCAGCGAGTGTGACAACGTGTGGGCTCGTAGCGTACGTGACAGTCGTAAACTGCTTGAGCTCGAGCTGGGAAGCGTTCTCCGGCGATAGTAGCGCGTAGCCCGATTGAGGCCAATCGAGGCCGTTGACGAGCGAGACTGACCCAGCACCGCTGCTGATGGTGGCTGCGATGGAGTCAGTGGGCAAGGTCACCGTCACAGGTGTTGCATTCACGCCATCGTCCACGTATACAACGACCTCGTCGTTCACGAGATCGTGTCGTACGTATGCACTTGCGATGCGACGTCTAGTCTCTTGATCGACGAGTCCCACTACAGCAGATCGCAGCGCAACCGATGTTCCGCGAGACAGCGCCTGGCGCTGTGCCATCATGCGATCTCGTAGCGCAGCATCCAACTCGCGATCCTGGCCGCCGCTAATCAAGCCAGATACGACAAGCGCAGTCGGGAATGGCGACGCTGAGACCCACTCAAGCCCTGTGCCGCCAGAGATATTCCCATTCGAGCCAGACTCGAGAGCCACGACGCTAATAGGATTGCTAGCGAGGTTACCGTTCGGGATGATGGCCGTGCCTGTCAGGCTATAGCGCGTCGCAACAGGTCGGCTCGTTGTCGCAGGGCGGTGCACGACAAGCCCTGCTGCGATAGTCTTGTCCGAACTACCATCGACGTATGCGACCTGTGCTTGAGCGCCGTGCTCGAATCGGGTAGCTGCGCACGTCAGCGTATCCGTGCTCGTGTCGTTAGCCGACACGAGCACGTCTTCCTCCGTCGCGAGCGATTCGTCGATGCGCACCGTGTACGGATAGCCGCTCGTCGGGAACAGGTCCGACCCAAGACGAAACGCTGAGTCGAGTCGAAGCGACGTAGCGCCTACCGTGACGTTAGCGATCAGGCGCGAATAGATGAGTCCGTCATCGTGGATGTAGACCGTGCCGCGCGATGGCAACGCCGTGAGACGCTCTAGATCGTAGGCCGCTGCTGCGCGATCGAGCCCCGTTCCAGACGCATCGCGCTCGTCAACGCTAGAGAGCAGCTCGGTCATCTGGAAATAGGCTTCTCCGACCTGCGTTTGCACCGCCTCTACGATGCCCTTCGCGTTAGATCCTGGATTGAAGTCCGTCAGCGCGGTCAGCGCCTTGAGGTCTGCCTCGAGCTCCTCGCCGACCTGCGTGCCGGTTTTCGGGACGAATGCCATTAGCGCCGTATCGCCCACATCCGGGCTGTTCCATCGTCGCCGTCGATCGACGTCACTCGCGCCGATACATGAACGGCATTGCCTCGATACGTCACGCCGAAGCGATCGACCTTAGCAGTCCTTGGGTCCGATAGCAGCGCCCCGCGCGCGCGTAGGTTCCACTCGGACACCGTCGTCAAGCGCTGCTTCGCGCCTGTGACCCAAGGTATACCATATGTCGGGTGCAGGGGTAGCGCACCAATCGGTGTCGCAAACAGCATCGCTAGCGCCTGGCCGTAGTTGTCTTGGCCGTGGATCAACGCCAGATCCCCGCTGTCGATCGCAAAATCGCTAGCTTGCGTAGCCATGCCAGGCGTGCCCAAGAGGCGCACATCCTGCCCGAGCCGGCTCGCAATGCGCGCTGTGTCATCCGTGACCTGCGTGTTGACCTCGATCCCGTCGTTCCGCGACGGGTAGAGGATCGGGTCACCAGGGCGCAAGACATCCGTACCGTTGCCGCTCGCCGCGATGTACGGCGGCCGAAGCGAGTTGAGCACGACGAGCTCGCGCCAGCGCCGAGCGTCTCCGAGGATGCGTCGCGCCGCAGCGTAGATGTCTTCGCCACCGAATACGACACCCTGCCTGGCGCCCGTATTCGCCCCAGGAACGCGTTGCATGTCCCCGCGTCCTCTATCAGCGACGTCCGGTCTCGCGTAGCGCTGGGCGCGATTCTGAAGCGCTGACGGTAGGTCTACGCCGAAGAGCCTCGGCTCCGCAGCGATGCGCCGCAGCGTGTGTACCATCGCTCGCCCGGAGCTTTGCAGCAGTCGCACTTCTGACAATCCGCCGCCGGCGAAAAATGGATTGACTTGATAGTTGGCTAACGTATCGATCGTGTTCAGGAATCCAATAAAATCGTTCGCGATCGAGATGACCGTGTTGCGTGGAATAGTCAAGAACCGCTGTACTCCGCCGACGATCCCTCGCAGGCCGTCGAGCACCGCTGATGCCGGGCCGAGGAACGTGTTGAGCGTCAACTGAGTGACACCAGCCGCGCGCTCGATGAGCGACGAGACGTCGGCCAAGCCCTGGCGCAAAGTATTCGTGAAGTCCGTGATGCGCTTCAGGAACCCACCAAAGCCGCCTTCCTTGGTAGAGTCGGCCTCGCTTGGCAGCACGAAGGCATTGATCTGCTCGAGCCCTACGAGAGAGAACGACCAGGCCGTAGTCATCGGTCGCCCAGCTACGCGATCCAGACGGAGCCCGGGCTTGAGCACCTCGACGACCCACGCGTCGTTGAGGTAGGCATCGAGCCAGACGAGCCTGAGCGCGCGTCTCTTGTCCACGTCGGTCTGAATGCGGAACCACGCACGAAACAGATTGCGCAGTTCCGCGAGGTCCGTCAGCCCGGTGCGCTCCTCGGTGACCCCTGTCTCGCCACCGCTGAACGGAATCCGCGTGCCTAGAACCGGGATGGTCGTACCAGGGACAGAGTACGGACGTAGGCCGGTCGTGCCTGAGACGTTGACTAATTTTTGACGCAAACCCCGATGCTCGAGGTGGACCCCATTGGCAAGCAAAAAGCGAAGCGTCGTAGCAGGCGGCTCAGAGTCATCTACGGACTGCACATACGGGAACGCGAATTCGCGCGTCACGTCGTCGTCGAGCCCGGCCGCGCCAAGACCTATTTGCGTAGCGAAGCGTCCTGATAGAGCATCGGCTGAGACGATTGCGAGCGAGTAGAGCAGCGCACCCTGCGTAGACCACATCGACGCGTCAGGCTCGATGTCTAGTAATTGGCGTTGGTAGGGAACGTTCACTTGACGACTACCCGTTGCGACAGATCAGCGCTCGGCATTGCCGGTACAGTTGCTGCAAACGGCGGTTCACCAGCATGGTGCGCTGCCAGGTGAGCATTATACGCCGAGGCAAACGCGCTGAGGAATGACGACAGCGCAGCGTGCGTGCCGGCGTGCGAGTTGCCAAGGATCGCCTGCTCAGTGGGTGGATCTTCCGGCGTGCCGCCGACGAGCACTGCCCCGGCGCCTCCACGGCACATGAGCCGAAGCACTTTGCCAGCGACGATCTCGGCAATCTCGTCCGTCATCGACGCGTAGGCAGCGTCCGGGAGCTTCGGTTCGTCGGTCGCGTTCTTCGGTCGAGGATTCGGTTGCGTCTCGTATTGCGTCGGCGCTGGATCGCGCCAGTCGAGCGAGACGCCTTGCCCGTAGCGCATGAGGTGTCGCAGGCTGCCACCGACTGTCGGGACGCGGAAGGTGTGCCCGCCTGCGCCCGGAACGAGCGTACGCCCAGCCTCGCGTCGATCAATCGTCGTGTCGCCGGAGGGTGCTACGGTCGTGCGAACCCCGGCCGTGCGCTCGAATGAGCGACCGCGCTGATCGAGATACGATGCTTCGTCACGCGCGCCGGTTCCAGGATCATCGACGTTCGCCGGATGCGGGATCCACCCGATGATGACCGGCTTGTTCCAGTCACCGCCGACGAATGACACGAGGCACCAATCGCCATCTAGCTCCAGGATGTCGCGGCGGTCGATACCGTTCGGAAGCAACCCGCCGCGTAGAAAGGCTGAGCATCCGCGTACAGGGCGCTCCTCGTATTGATCAACGCCGATCGGGCGTGCGCACCCAATGAGCGCAGGACGAGGTAACGTATAGAGCTGATCGCTCATTCCATCGTCGATGATTAGGACGATAGCCTCTCGGGCGTGTGCCCTGTCCGCGCCGTTCCAGCCTGTGCGCGTATTGCGCACGTCGTCCGAGTCGAGCACTTCCCACACGATGCCAACAGCAGGCCACGCAGCGCGCCGAGAACGAGGTTCGCTGCCTATGTCCTCAAACGATGAGTCCTCGTGCATCATGGCTTGACCCATTCCTGCGCTTGCACAATCACACCTGGATAATGGAGGAAGGAATCTATCTCGTTCAGGTACTGTCCGCTCTGAGACGGCTCGTCTCCTGGCGCATCGATCGTCGGAAACGTATGCGCTAGTCGACTTTGTTGCGATCGGTCGCCGCTATATGGTGGAGCCGGAGGTGTGGTGTCGAGAGCGTCCTGCGTGGCCTCCGATGACGACTGCGGAGGCACAGCAGACGCCGGCGTGGTGTCCAGTCGCCGCTCTGGAAGAAACGGTGGTACGTAGACCGGGAACGGATCGGTGCGTTGCCCGCGCGAGAGAGTCAAGCGTGTCTGCCCGCGCACAGCGCCATCGTCCATGACGTCGCCGTCGATCTGCCATGCCTCCACGTAACTAGAGAGACGCCGATCCGGTTCATCAAGACGGTAGCCTACGCGTACGTCAGCGCGCACGCGACCGAGTGTGATCGTGCCGTGCAGATACTCTGGCGCATGCTGGACCCAATGATCTACCAGCAGCGCCCAGCGCACTGACGATACGCGCATCTCCTGCGAGGGCTGATCTTTGAGTCGCAACGCGTTGTCTGCTCGACGCGTATACTCCGTCGGGAAGTCCAAGAACAGCGTGGGTAGCTCTAGCGAACGTATGCCATAGCGCTGAATAGACACGCCGTTGGTGATCGGCAGCACGTCTGTCATCCACAGCCGAGCGAGAACTGGATCGACGCTGCGTGAGTACATGGAGATAATGTTCGCTACAGCGCCGCGCGCTCTGGTGCGTGCATCGCTGAGGATCTCGTCGTCTCGCACGACTGAGACGTCTAGGTGCTTGATGGGCGCGAGCGCCGACACATCCCCGCTCGTCGAAGAGGTGCGCGTCGATGGGTTCCAGCCGAGCGTGCATTCATTGGGTACGTCCATGTCGAGGCCGATCAGATAGCGATAGTCGTACAGGACGCGAGCCGTTGCATCTCCACTACCAGTACGCTGTTGCGCAAAGATCGGCCCGAATGGAATGAACCCGAATGTCTCTGTATCATCAATCTTCGGTCCGCTCTTACGAGAAGACTGGACCAGCGCGAGTAGATCCTTATCGTAGACTCGCACGTGAGACAGATCGACTCCGGGCACGACAGAGAACGGATGCTCGCGCATGACTACCGCTGGAACGTACTGCACTGCTCCTACGTCGCTTGACACATCCGTAGTTCCGCCGCTGCCGCCTAGCATATCTGGCGTCGCGACGTAATCCACTGGCGCACTGATGAGATCGGCATTACCGAAGCGCTGATTCTGCCCGGCAGCTACCGGGCGCAAGTCAAAGATGAGCTCGTTAACGATCCCGTTCTGGTATTCTCGGAGCAGATCGCCAAGGCTCATATTGACCGTGCCACCCATGACCCCACGTGTCATGTACCATCCGGCTACAGCTCCGTGTTCTATAAAGTCGAACGACAATAGGTCCATCAGCGTAATGGGCGCTGAGTCCGAGAGGGTCCGCAGAAGCCCAGCCAGCACGCGCAGCTCGAGCGCATCTAGTAGCTCCTTGGACCGGCCTTGCGCTTTGGACTCGCGCTCGATAGCTTCTACGGCCTCGACGACTCGCTGATAGGCATTGGGCTCGTCGAGCCCCGTGGTCGTGAACTCCCAGCCTAGGTGCTGATCTACAGTATCCTTTGGGACGAGGCGCAGTCCCCGAGAGAGCAGGATCTTGCGCTTCGCCATGATCGCTTCGCGATCGACCGGCATCGACTTCGGAAGCGTGAATTGTTTGGCGAAGCCACCGATCGATATGAGTAGATATTCGACGAACGCCGCGGGACTGCCCTGCAAGAAGTATCCAGGCGCCAAGCCGAAGCCGCCTTGCGTGAGATTGATGGATAGGTTCGCGTCGATAGACATGTCCCGACGCACCTGAAACCACGCATTAGAAAATAGCTGGCACTGATCGACTGCGATTTGAAAGTCGCTGGCTGCCAGCTCGAACATGCTTGTCATCTCAGACCCATCTGGATACGACTCTTGCACTCGAGATACAGCGTCGAGTTGCCCGAAGAAGACCCATTCGAGCCCCCTCCCCTCTCCGGTATCCACCCAGGCTGCGAGCCAATCTCCGGGCTGCACGACGTTGTGCAGATTGGCTCCACCGAGAACACGGAACGAGGCTTGACCCACCGATGCTTTGTTCTTGGAGATCGAGAACGCATGCACGCGCCGGGACAATTCGACCGGCTTCTCGCTGTCGTGCGGGTAAGTGACGAGCGCTAAACGTGTGTGCGTGCGACGGATCATTATTTCTTCTGTTTTTCGATCGCGCGCAGGATGCGCTCGAGTATTTGATTGGTTTTCAATGCCACGGGGTTCGCGACGAAGGCATCGTGCCCTGTGCTCGCATCGAATAGCTGCCCCAAGGCGATTTGTAGGTCCGGCGTATATCCTTTCCTGGCAGCGATGAGTCTCTTCGCGACTTGTTCATGAATCGTGATGGCATTCTGGCGGGATTCTAGGTTCGACACTGCGCTCCTTGCAGCCCTCATCTCGGACTCATACTGTCCGCGCCAGTCCGACTCGTCGCCAGATTGCGGTCCCTTGCGCTCGAGCCACTCTGCCAAATCTGGCATCTGGCCGAGCGCCACGCGCGCTTTGGACAGCGCCTTTGCGACACGCGGCTTCTCTTGTTGCGCCCATGACAGCGTTTGCCGTGGCGATCCATAGGCCGGCGTAGACAGTACAGTCCCGGCGTTCAAGCCAGGAACAAACGTGTCCAGTATCCATTTCAGGGCTTTCTCTGAGTCCCTTCGCATGAACGTGCGCCATGCATCGAGTGCTGGCACGAATCGTTCGCCTAGGCGTCCAGTCATGTAATCGACGTTGCGTTCAGCACCAAGCTGCCACGCGCCAGGTGCGTCCTCCAGTTTAGCTGCTTCCCACGCGATGTTCGATGGTTTAGCGACAGCGGATGGACGCCCGTACAATTCGCGCTGCGCTGCCGAGAATGACACGCCCTGTCGCACGCGCCGCATGATGTAGGACAACGCGCCGCCAGGCGTCGCGCCCATGCGTTGCATCGCGGCTTCGACGTCTTGCGGTCGCCCCTCGCTTGCTTTCGCCAATGCGCGCAAGCCGCCTATTCGATCGGCGCCGTACGCGAGCAGCGTGATCGGATCCTCGTCTATCGCAGCTCCTCGCATGCTTGACACGATGCCCATTCCCACGCCAAGGCCATGCGCTCCGGTGTAACCACGTTGCAATCCCATCGTTGCGTAGCGCGACAGGCCGGCCGCGCCTTGCCTGTTGCCGAGCTGAAGAAGATGAGCCGATATGGCCTCGAGCGGAGCAAGCGCCTGTGCGAATCGACCGTCGCCTAGACCAGCAGCCTTCGCGATCGTCATGGCTCGTCCAAACTCTCGCATGACTTCGCCAGGCTTCACGCCGATGGCTCGCATGGTCCCGCCAAATCCAGCGGCTTGTCCGCTCGAGACACCTAGCCGCTCTAGATCGAGCATATCTGTTGCGGACATCGCGCCTAGTCCGGCGCCTAGTCCACCGGCTCTGGTATTGGCGAAGAACTGCTGCGCTGTCATGCCGCGTGACCGCGCGGTATATCCCCTGGTTCCCTTCCATTGGTGAATGAGTTGTGATGCCGAGTAGGGACCAACGTTCGCATTCACTGCGTTGCGCTCGCCCGAGAATATCTGCGCGCCCTCTGTCAGAGGGAACGCATGACCAAGAACCCAAGACGTCATCTTGCCGATCATCGCACCGGCCGCGGCGCCGATATTGCCGCTAGCTAGGCCACCGATGCCTCCGCCAATACCAGCTAGGCCACCACCGCCGCCGATCAGACCCATGATTGCTGCGGCTTGATTTGCTTGCGCCAATTGTGATTGCTGCGCCGAGCGCGCCGCGGCTTTCGTGCGACGAGCGCTATGTCGCGCGTCTTGGATGTACACCTGATTAGGATTGACCCAGCGACCATCGCGATCCTTGAACCACCCCGCAGCAGCCTTGGCCTGCTCGTCAGGCGTAGGCAAGCCGTGCATGCGGTAGAGATACTCTATCGACGATGATGCGCCCGGTTTGATGATCGGCGGCTTCTTCGTTGCTGCTTCAGCAGCCCGTCGCAGCGCTGCCGTGCGGCGTCGGTTCTCTTCGTATGCGCCTTGCGGCGAGATCAGCCGGCCTTCTCTGTCCTCGAACCAGCCCGCTGCTCGTCGCCGCCCTGCTTCTATTGTGCGCGCAGCCTCTGCATCGGCACGTCGTTTCTCCATAGCTACGCGGCGCTCCGTTTTGATGCGCCTTGTCTCTGCTGCTAAGTCCTCCCTCTCGCGCGTTTTGGCAGCGCGCGCTGCTCGGCGTTCCTTGGCTGCTTCGCGTTCTTGTTCTGCGCGTTGCTCATTGCGCGCGCGCCGCTCATCAGCTTGCTGGCGGCGTACGACCGCTGCGTTCTCCTGCCATGCCTGTTGTGGCGTGCGCCATGCGCCAGAGCGCGTCTGAAACCAACCTGCTCCGCGCCGTAGATCATCTGCCTGGCGCTGCGCAGCTCTGCGCTGTTCTTTCTCGAGCTCTTTCTGGATCGCCTCGGCGGACTTCTTGACTTTGGATTTATCGACTTCTATCTCGGCAGTTACTTTGATCGTATCAGCCATGCGTCACCTGTCGCATGGCCTTACCGAACGCAGACGCACCGTCAGTGTGATCGGTGTCTGCATCCGTACTGTCTCCGAAGAGCGCATTCATCCCGCTCGCCGCGCGCTGCGCTGCCTTGTCCACACGCGCTGCCGCCGCGCGGACTGCTTCCGTCTCGTGCTCGTCGATATCCGGCACGCCACCCGCAGCAATCGTGCGCTCCCAGCGATCGATGAGCTTGTCGCCGGTGGCTTCGAACACAATGTCGCTATCCGGCGTGCGCCGGTGCGCTTCGATTGGCCGCTCGATGAACGATTGTTCGTAATACTCGACGTACAGGTCGTCGAGTGTCGCGTTCAGAAACGCCTCATGGGTCGAGGGCAGACGGAAGTGCTTGGTCCACCACATGCGCATTTCGTCCCAGGGAGTCGGTCGCAGGAACGTTTCCCTCGCCAATGCGCGCGCTGCCGTTCGCAGATCCTCCGCTTTGAGCATCGTCCCGTCCTCGCGCACGAAAGGTGCCGTGCCACCGGCTCACCTCATCATAGATGCGACGCGCGATGGAATCCGGCGCCAGCGGATCTTCTGGAAGTTTCTGCACGTCGAGCCACTCTGGTTTGTCGATGACCGCAACTTCGACCGTCGCCATGATGTCAGCGCGATACTCGACGATCGGATCAACGCCCTGTCCGGTGACGTGCCCATCATCATCGCGCACGCAGTGATAGCCTCCGAGTAGCTGCGTTTTCATTTGCGCGATGCGCATCATGTCGCCTGCTGTCAGGCGCTTGATCGTTACAAAACCACTCTTTCGGTCTCCGTCGTCATCCCAATCGACCGGGAATGAATGGGTCTTTTGCATGCGTCCGCTCATGCCTCGTCACCCTCTTTGTGCGCGCGACTCACTGTGAGTCGGCGATCATGCAGCCAGAGGCCGCTCGAATTCGTCATACTGCCTCAGCGCCACGAACGAAATCCTCTCGGACGTGACACCTCGCGCAGACACGTCAAAGCTCTTCGACGACGCGCGACACCCTGTGAATTGATACGGGCTCTGCCCGGTCAGCGTGTCCTCCACGACAGCTGACAGCTCGCCGCTGGTCAAGATGTTATCGTACGTCGGGAAGATGCCCTGCGCTTTGTGCGAATTATTGACGATGCGGAACATCGACGCCTGCACGCTAGCGATATACGCGACTGGCACGTGCTCTCGCACAGCGAGCAGGTTGAGGATATGGATCTCCTCGTAGTTGACGACCTCTTCTCCAGAGACGTCCGCGCAGTACCCGATGTAACGCCCGCCGTACCGAAAACGCGCCCGAGCTCCCCAAAAGTGCCCTGATGCCATGTGATCTCCCCAGCGGCGTCGTCTACGCCGATACGCTCGGGATCGCTGCAACAATCTCCGGCAATATGAACGCAGTATCCGGCGTCAAAAACACGCGCGCGCCGATGCGCGTCGCGTTGCCTTCCGATCGCACGGTCACTCGATCGAATCCAGGCACGATGCGACGCTGCCCGGCCGGTGCTGTATCATCCGGGTCTTCGGAGTACGTCAGGATCCGATACGGCTCCTTGACGTACGACTCGAGAATCGCGTTCGTCTCGTCCTTGATCGCCGTGACAGTCGCCACAGCGCCAGGCGCTCCGGTATGGTTCTTCTGGCCGAGGAACGTCGTTTCGAGTCTCTGTCGCAAGTCGTAGACGAGGAACAACAGCTCTTCGCCCATGTTGCCGTCATTGTAGATGTCCTGCGCGGAGTTACCAACGTACGTGGTGCGGTCCCGGTTGAACTTGAACCCCGTCTCGCCGAAGCGTGATCGGTCCTGTACGATGAGCAGGCCATCGGCGATAGCGCTGTTGACGTCTGCGTGGTCATGCGGATCCCATGACGGGTCTTGCGAGAGCGCAGTCACTCGGAGGCCCTTGCGCGTGAGCGGCGTTCCGATCTCGCGCGCTCCAGCTCGCATGCCTGCTGCCATGACGGCGATGAGCCATTCGCCTTGCTGCGTCAGCGCGCCGTTGATGTCTAGGAACGTCGCCTTTTGTGCAGCGAGCTGAATGAACGGATGGTTGAACGTGCGCGATTGGTTGCGAACGGACGTAAAGGTGCCGGCCATGCCCATGTACCCGCGCGCTTCGTTTGCGAGTGCACCGTTGCGTTGGTCGATGTGCAGTTGCAGCATCGCCGCGACGCTCGAAAACGTAGCCGTCGATCCGAGACCATCTTGCGCTAGATCGTAGGTGATGAGCGGAACGACTGAATTCCCGCGATAGTTCCCTAGCTCATCGAATCCAGTTTGCCAGTTGGTATTGGTGCTCGATCCACGGGCTCCTGCGGTCAAGTAGATAGCTACGTCTCGATACGAGCTTGCGATGCCCCCGGTGACATCTGGCAATTGCGTCCCGTCGATCGAGCCTGCGGTCGAGCGCGCGAGCGTGACGAGCTTCGATGACGCGTTGACCGTGCGCACGAGCTCCATCAAGTCCTGAAAGAATCGACTGCGCTTCGTTGGCGCGGTATCGCCGGACAAAATAGCGTCTTCGACCGCTGCATCGAAGCGGATGTCTACTGCCGATGCTGACGCGCCGAAGTCGAAGTCGTTGAGCAGCGCTGTGTCGACGTTGATACCTGCCGCAGCCGTCGCGATGTAGTTGCTCGTCGCGTTGATCAGGTCAATGAACTGTCGCAGCGTCGAGAACGCAATGTCAAACACGTACGACGTGTCGTCTGCCGTCGGTAGCACAGCGGTCGAGAAGCCGGTGACATCACCTGCCGTGCCGTTCATCGTAGCTGTCGCGCTCGTGACGTTTCGGACAGTCGCTGTGCCGCCGGTGACAGCCGAGATTTCGGATGCTGTCAGCGCATGTGCTGCATCGAGAGTGATTGGACACGGAGCTGTCGCGGTCGTATGAGATGCGATGAGTCGTCTCCGATTGCCAGGCAGTTCGAGAACCATCGCATTGAATTGTGTGCCGCTCGTCGGCGCTGAAGCTAGCGTCACGTTGACGGTGAGTCCGTTGTTCGTAACGCTTGCGATCGTCCCGCTCGCTGGTTCTGTGCCTGTCAGCGCTGGGATCGGACCGCCTTTGTACATCAAGCGAAAATACGGCTTGCGCCCGATAGGCGTGAACGTCTCGACGCGATCCTCTAGCGCAACCGTACAAGTATACTGCCCGGCCGTAGCAGTTGCCTCAAACTCGATAGACGTACCGTTGCCATGTACGCCGTACGTCTGCGCTGTGACGCTGCATGCGTTGCCGAGCACGGTGGTGGACACGCCGCTGCCTGGCGCGGTCGTGAAGCCAGGGCTCACGGTAATCGCGCTCGTCGTGTTAGCCGTGATGCGTCGCTTTTCGCTTCCGATCTTGAGCCATCTGCCGATGTGTTGACTCGCCGTGAACGGTGTACCAGTATATTGAATGACCGTCGCGGTAGATCCCGCTGTCGTTGTGTGAGCCGAGCCGGTAGCGAGCGGAAGCGAAGATGCTGCCTGCGTGCTCTGATTCGTCTTGTACACGTACACGCGGTATGCCCCGCCTGGCACGTCGGCCTCTCCAGTCGACGGGTTGAACGCAGCAAGGATCGCGTTCGCGAGCACCCCCCCTCGGTAGATACTCTTGGCATCCGACGGTCTCGTGATGAGCGCGAGTCCTGGCGGCCCAGCGTCAGCCTCGCCAATGAGCTGAACGGTCCCGATCGATTGCGGGGATACACCCGATGTCGGGACGACGGAAAACGTCGAGTACGCACCAGCGCCATATTCCAGGCGTCCATTGACAGACACGGCAAGAGGCATGTCGTTCTCTCATCCGAAGGCGCCACCAGCGCCGACTCATCCATCAACGACCTAGTATTTGGCGAAGCGCTGCTGCCACTCGGCAGCTGTCAACCAACCCTCGGTGCTAGCGTACCTAGACATCGGCGTGACGTGATGCTCCTTGCGGCCGGTCGATCTGAACCAGGCCAGAAACGTCATGCGCGGTTCCGGTTGTGCTGCCTTGGTAGCAACGGGCGGTGGCTGCGCAAACTCGTCTCGCTCGCTCATCTCGTCGATCATCTTATCAAACTCCTGCGGCTTACGCCTCATGGCAAAACCCCTGGCGGCTCGACGCCCGTATCGATCGTGACTGTCGCCGGATTCGTCACTTGATTCTGTTGCCCATCGTATAGCTCGAGGCCGATCGATGTCACAGCGCCGTCGCCAATGATGCCATCAGCGATGCGAGTCAACGAGAACTCGTTATGGAACTCCACGAGCATCGACCGTGCATAGGCTTCTGCCGGCAAGAGAGCCTGCGCTGATACGACATCCGTTGCGGTGACCTTGAGTCCGTGCATGCCGTTTCGCTCGAATAGCAACCGAGCTGATAATATCACAGCCTTGAGGATCGCGGTAAGGACCAGCAACCTCCATGGTTCTGACTCGGCCACGATGACATTGTAGGTCGGCTTCAGGATCGACCCGATGCGTTCGACGATCTGCGAGGAGCGCTTGTCATAGAGAGCCTGCGCGGTGCCAATTCGCGCGGGTTCTTCTGCTGCTATCCTGTGAATGCTGAAGCGGCTCGTCGTGTCCGGGATCGTGACCCACGACGGCGACACGATGAGCGACGACGGCGTGTTGTCCGTGATCTGCCTTACCTGGCCGCGTCCGGTTCCGCCCTCGATGTGGACCTCGTAGGATCCCGTGGCCCAGCGCTTGGTCCACCAGAGCGTTGCGTCTGCGATGCTCAGCATGTTCGATGCAGCTGATGCGACGCTATAGACCGACCCATCTTCAGGCCATGCTTGCTGCGTTTCGGCTGCGCCTGCCGCACTGGCTGTGCCGCCGATGACGTCAGGCAAGATGGCTCCGCCATAGGCATGATCCTCTGGCGGCTCGTATCCCATGAAATCCCCGAGCATCGGGTGCGGCTCGGATTCGTTGCGCAGGATGATGACCGCGCATGGCAGCGTCAGCTGGTTCGGCTTGGGCATGCCGCCTGCGTGAATCGGCAACGCAAGCGTTTCGCAGTAGCGCACGCAGCGTTCCTGATCGTCTCCAGTCATCGAGCTGAACAGCTCTCGCGCATACGTGCCGTCCGACCGAAATGCGTCAAGGCCGCGCACAAGCGAGGCTCGCATGACCAGCTCCGGCAAGACGCTCATGCGCCTACCTCGTCGAGATATGCCTGAACGGCCTCCGGTCCAATGCGCGAACGGAAGTCAGCCATGACGCGCGCTTTGATGTCACGCGCCTTGATGCCTGGGTGCATCCATTGCTTGTGCTTATTCGGCCACGCCGTGTCGATCGGGATCGTGCGCGGTCCGAGCTTGCGAAAGATGATGGTGCCTCTATCCGTGCGCGGACCGTACTTCCACGGGTTGCCGTGCAAGTACCCTGGCTTTAGATCGAATGGTCCGCGCTGTCCGCCTTCTACCCGCACGCCAAGCGAGAAGAGCCCGTCGTTGCGCCCCACGGTCGCTGTGACGCCATGGGGCGTTCGCTCAAACGATAGCTCTTGCTCGTATGCGCTGCGTGTCGTCACGAGCTGCGCAGCTACATCGGCGCGCCAGACCTTTTCGACTTGCTCTGCGATGTGCTGCGCCGCAGCTTCCATTGCACGCTCGTGCTCTTCTTCGTCGAGCTCGACCTCGACCCTAAACCGATACTTGATGACGCTATTCATCGACCTACCATGGCGTCAGCATCATGTTGCACGCGCTTAGTGCGAAAGACATGCTCTTTGCGGATGAGCACGCGATCGCCTAGTTCTTGCCAATCTTTGTCCCATCGTCGAACAGGAGGTGCAAGTACGATCCATCGCACGTACGCTGTGTATTTGATCACGTAGCGTCTCCCCGGCGGTGGCCGGCGAGCCCCGGTCAGCCACCGCACGACGGGCCGCTCGCTATCTAGCACGTAGTCTGCGCCACCTTCGTAGCGCGTGCCTTCCGTGTCTTCACACCACACGGGTTCACCAGGTAGATACCACAACGGATCCTCGTCGTCGCTGATGACGCCGGACACGCCTCGAGCTACGCCTCTGGTCGCAGCTCCTCGCGCTATGACCTGCCCGCCGTCTACTGGCTGCGGCGCTGTTGAGGTCAGCGCGTCCCATTCGCCGATCCGTCGCTCGTTGTCGCACCCCATCGTGGACGACAGGCTAGCCGAGAATACTGCATCTCCAGGCGCGAGCCACGCCATTTCGCTCGGCAGTAACTGAAGGGTCATTCCGCCTAGCAGCCCCGTGATCTCCGCAGCATCTCGATAGATGAATTGCCCACCGTGACAGAGCGAGCAGTCGACGCGCGCGACAGCACCTAGCCCATCCTCTGTCATCGTTGAGAACACGTCCTCGTCGCGACACGGGCATTTCAGCCCCACCTCGTGTATCATCGTGACCGAGTGTCGATCGATGAACGCTTGTAGCCTCGCTTCTTGAAAGCCGTACGGCATTACGGCCCCCCCAAGGCATCGACGACAGCACCTCGATACTTCATCCGCAGCTCTGTCACCGCGTGCTTCAGCCATCGGTCGATGTCGAGGATCGACGCTGACAGAGTGCCGTACATCGCAGACGTCGTGTACTCCGTGCGCTCCAACACGCCGTCGCGTCCGATCTGTTCACCTGACACAGCGTTGCGAGCTTGCGATAGCATCGTGTAGAGGTCTAGCGCAGCCTTCTTGTGCACTAGCTCGACGAGCGGCGCAGGGCACCGCTTGCGAAATCCAGCTAGCATGTCGTAGTGCCAGAAATTAGGAATCACATCCGGTCGCACGAACGTGTACCAGACCATGCCCTGAAACTGACTCACGCTGTTCAGGCCATACGGGACTAGCTCGACGAAACCGTTGCTTGGTGCGAACTGAATCCAGTCGGACGGAACATCGATGACCTCGCTCGTTCCGATGCGACCGGAGAGAGAAGCGAACGATATGATCGGCTGCTGCGGGCACGTGAACGCTACATATCCGTGTGACGGTCTAAAGTACGTGAGCGGGGGCACTACCTCGTCCCAATCTGCGCCGGCGAATACTGGAATATCAGATCCTGACTGTGTGGTTGCTGCGTCTGATGGAATGTCAGTGATGATGCGCGTCGGCTCGAGGTAGACCTGGATCCCCGACTCTTCAGCCCATGCAGTTGCGCGCTCGATGATATTGGCGAGCCTCGTGGTCGTCATAGGCACGGCTGTGATCAGCAAGTCTTCTGAATTGGTCTGATACGGGAGACTGTCGTGCGTTACGTCGACCACGATGAAGCTCGTGTCCGTCGGCCGAGCGACGCGACGCAGCAGGTATCGCGTCTTGCTGCTCGCAAGCGCTACCACTGGACCGCCGCACCAGGATAGCGTTCGCTGTCCGCTCTTCTGGATGAGCGCCGATGACGACGCAGCAGGTGCTGACGAAAAGCCAGGAGATACCGTAAGGGCTGTCGATGTGTTGCTGACTATGGGTCGCGTCTCGCCTCCGGCGACGAGATATTTGCCGATGTGTGCGTTGGTGGTTAGGCCACCGCCGACCCATGTCACGATTGTCGTCGTGCTGCCAGTGTCGACGGAGCCGGATAGCTCTGTTTCTCCCGCAGGGCCTGTGTAAGCGAGCGTACCCCATTGCGCCGGGTGGTTCGCGCTTACTTCCACGACCTCGAGTCCCGTCAAGACCGACGGCTGGTCCTTCACTCCGAGCGACGTGATGTCTGTCAGCTCGACGCCAAACAGCTCCTGTTGTCTAAGACGAGACGTCGTTACGATGGCAACGGTGAAGTCAGATGTCACGCCATAGACGCTAGGCGATGTGACAGACTCAGCGCGCACGAAGTAGCGCCCGCGCCGCACCTTGCTGATCTCGTCAGTGGTCACGACATCCGGCAAGTGGATCGTCTTTGTGAACGACGTCTCGCTTCCGAGCGTGTGCGTGAGCGTCGCTACCGACACATCCCTCGCCCTGCGGGCCTTGCGCAGCGTGATGCGCACTTGCTCGCCGGTCATGGACGAGCCTGTCACGTCGACCGTGATCGTAATCGTCGCTGATTCTTCTTCGTACTGTGAATACTCAGTTGCGTCGACCGAGACAGCGACGGCAGTAGGAGCTGCCATCGTTACGGGATCGCAAAGAGCTGCGCGGTCGCCTGGTTAGGCACCGTGAGCCGCCGTTGGTAGCCAGCGCTCGGGATCATGACCACGACTTCTGCGAGTCGCGCGAGCGCGAGGAAGAACACCCCATTCGCATCGGTCACTGCCGAGACATCGTTCTTTGAGAGCGCTACTTTGCCCTGCGTCTGAGGTGCTCCAACAATGCGCGCTGTTACGACCGCTCCGATGACTGGAAGACCGGTGACGTCATAGAGCGCATCGCTCACCATGCAGGTGATGACGCTAGTCGCTGTCGATGCCTGTGTGGCAGCAATGACCTCGGCATCTCCGACGAACTGCGCAATCGTTCCGCCGGTAATCGTGAAGAGGAACTGTCCAAGCGTGTCTAGCTCAGACGCTGAAAAGTCTACCTCGTACACGCCGGAGCCGATCTCAGTGAACGATCCGGTCAGCGACTTGGGCGTGAAGACACCGCCTGCTTTGCGATATTGACACGTCAGCGCAGAAGCTGTGAGCCCCGTCGCCGGCGCTCCGGTCGATGACAGCGACAGGATCGCTACGAGCTTGGCTGATTGCGATTGCGTGACTCGTCGCTGCGACACTCTGTCAGCTCCACTGCTGTCAATGCGAACGCATGGTCAACCGTGCGCTCCAGTTGATAGTGAAATAGGCCGTGCCCTCGACGACTACGTTCACATTCGGTCCGTCGGACACGATCGATACAGAGGCGCTATCATCTTCCGCGTGCAGCGTGGTTTGACTTCCTATGATGGTCGTTTGATCGTTCTGGCGTCGCACGGTGAGCACATGGACGCTCGAATACGACAACAGCTCGTCGTTGGCGTAAAAGCCGAACACCTCCGCAATGAGAGATGTCACCTTGCCGCTCGGCACACTGACCGACATGAGGACTGTCGGTGTCTCAGTGGTGGTCGTAAGGCCACTTACCGAGAAGCTGCTCTTGAGCGGATCGAGCTGCGAACATCGATCGAGGATGTCGGATAACGCGCGTTCCGCTGCGTGGATCTCAGACGGCTGCTGCGATTGATATTCGCACGAGACCATGACGAGATCCACCCTCTAGCAAGGCGCGTTATCCGTTCGGCCGTTGCGTCACGAACGCGCTCCACGCAACGTTGCTCGAGGCCGCTCCAGTGACACGCACGCGGACCGTAGTGCCGGAGACATCGAGCGTGCCGGCCCATCCTGCCACATCCTCGGCCGTGTGCAACGCGGTAGCCGTGCCGATCGCAGTGACCGTAGCTCCCGATCGACGCACGGTGAGCGCGACGAAGTAAGACGCAGCCTCAGCGCCTGTGTCTCGGTAGCCGTAAATCTCAGCAACGACTGTCGTGACTTTGCCGTCTGCTGGAGTCACCGTGCCGAGCGTCGTCGCCGTCGCGTCGGTCGTGCTTCCGGTCATCGACGTCCCGACCTTGAGCGGGTCGAGCTGAGCGACTTGCGACACCCTGTCCGTCAGGGCTTTCGAGGCCGCGTTCAGCTCGGGCGGTTGGTGCGATTGATATTCACCGTAATTTGCAGCCATGTCAGACAGCCTCCGTGGTTATTCTCGGAAGAAATTAGCAGTCGCAACGACCTCGAATGCAGCCGTGCCAGCAGACGATTGCACGTAGATTTGCCTCACGGTCGCGTCCATCGCGAAACTCGCGCCAGGGCGCACGGTCCGATATGCAGCGCTGACGGAATTCTCGAACCGCACACGCACATCATTCGTTCCGTCGAGATTCAGGATCGAGAACCAAGCAGCCGGCGCGTACGATCCAACGCTGGCCGTATCAGCTGCGGCAAGCGCAGCCGACTGAAATCCGACGTCCACCGCAGCAAGCGTAGTCGTAGCTGTACCGTTGATGCAGTACGGCTTGCGATTCGTTACTTGCCCCAGCGCGGACGGCATCTATCACACCGCCGGTCGATCCGGCATGACGTCGGTAGTCGGCGACAACGTGATCTTGGTCAACTGCTGCGTGCCGCCAGCCTGAATACGCGTTTGAAGATCGGCGAATGAGCTCGCAGCATCGAGTGCGTCGAGCAGCGTGTTCCACCGAGCGACGAGCTCCTCCAGTTCTTTTGACGCTGCCGTCTTGTCGATCTTTTGTGCTCCTGCGAGTGCCATCTGCGCGCTCCCCTTTGTTTAGACGGTCATTGCGCCGATGTTGAAGATGCGACGAATGCGCTTGCGTCCGTAGAGCTTCGGCGTGCCAAACAGCGCGATGCCGAAGCGCCTAGCGAACGAGACCGCAGCTAGCTCCTTGTACATCATCGGCAAGAGCTGCGCGAACTCGAGAACCTCCGGGTCGAATTGCAGGATGTACGCTGACTCGGTGAACGCGAGATAGAGATTGAGATCCGAGATCGTCTGCGTCGCCCCGCCTGTCTGCGTAGTGCACCGCACGCGTCGGATGAGCGAGTAACTCGAGACGCCAGACGGTACGGTCGAAGACGTGCGGGGTGCAGTGCGATAGACGCCGATCCAATCCGGCGCCCAAGGCCCAATGTTGGTCGGCAGCGTGACGACAACATCGATCGAGTTTCCTGCTGCGCGCTCTGCGAGCGAGAGGCTCGCGGCTGTGGGTTGCAGAATCGGCGCCGACTCGCCGAAGCGGTTGCCGAGCGTGATGGCGTAATCGTAGTACGTCGTACCCGTTGACGTGTCGCCCTTCGTGAAATCGGCTGTCGTGACACCCACGTTCTTCGCTGCTGTGACAGAGAACGGAGCATTCGGCGCTTGCGTCGATGTCGCCGTAGCAGACGGCGACGGCGAGCGATAGAGCGTTCCGCGCAAGAACTTGTCCATCGTGAAGCGGATCGGCTTACCAGTGCACACGAGCTGCCCGTTCGCTGCGGAGCCGACGATGCCGGCCTGGTCCATGGGGACCGCGATGCGCTCCTTCGGAGCGAGCGATTGGTTGTAATCCGCGAGCGCCTTGTTCGACAGGAACAGATCCGTCGGCATCGCGTGATCATCGACCAACGCCGTCACGATGTCGTCGACCTTGCCGCGCGTCAGCACGTCTCCGCGCAGATCGTAACCAGCCGTCGAGTCCATTTGAGCGTCGAGCCCGTTGAACTCCTCGCCTTCTCCAGAGAACTTGAGGCTCGAGTCTCCGACGTAGCAGAAGTGGTTGATGCGCTGAAGGAGCCACAGCATGCGCTCGCGCACCTTCAGCTCGAGCACGTTGCCGTGCGCCGGCAAGATCGATTGCATCGGGTCCGTGACCGCGCCGTACGTGGTCATGAACTTCACGTTCTGCGATCGGCGCGTGTAAGCTCCGTCCTGCTCCGGCGGAACCTCCATCGACAGCGTGAACCCGCCGGCCATCGTGCCGTGGTTCGTTGCCTCGTCCCACACCTCGACCGAGTCGTAGGCCGGCGTCTTTGGCATCTTGTCCCACAGCGCGAACTCCTCGGGCTTCGACCACGTAGCATATTTCAGCATGTGTTCGAGCGACAGGGTCCGGTTCGAGCCGGTCGCGCCAGAGATCGAGTCGTAATTGACGTCGAGCGCTTTTGCGAGTCCAACAGCTTCGTCCGCCGAGAGCGTCATCGAGCCCCAGCCCGAGTAGCCCTGGCCTACGTAATCAGCAAGTCCGATCATGTCCAATGTCTCCTTGTGGTCTTGTGGCTCAGGATGCGCGAGTCAGACGCTCGCGGACCTCGGGGCGAAGTTGGTTACGCAAGACGAAGCGCTCGAGATCGATTGGTCGCACGACGGGATCGCCTGCTTTGACGAGATCGAGGAGCTTGTCAGCCACGACGCTTTTCGAGAGCGCTTCGCTGCCGAATTCTCCCGTCGCTCCGTGGCGCCCGACATGAATCGACGCGCCTCCTGTCTTGGGAGCGCTAGCGCTCTGGCCGTCCATCGCGCTGCGCGGGCCGACTGGAAGCGCTTTCGCGAAGTCTTCTTGCCGTTCCCGCTGTGCAAGCAGCATGGCTCCGATCGCTTCGATGGACTTGGCGATCGACTCGAACGACTTGGCGTACTGCGCATCACGTGCTGCTAGCGACTTGCGCAAATCTGCCATTGCGTCCGCGACGCTCTTCGTCGCGATCTGGTCAGCATGCTCGTCGTCTTTGGCATGGCGCTGTGGGTGAGCGCCTGACGCTTCGACATCCTTTGGCTTCGGCGCAGCAGCATCTTGCTCCATGTACGCCTTCACCACGGCCTTCTCGTCATCGTCGAGCATGTCGCCAGCGACGGCTTTTGCCATGGCCTTCTTCACGGAGACCCACGAGATGCCATTCTTCGTAGGCTCGACAGTCGGCGCCGGCTCGGCGTCGTCAGGTCCGCTTCCTTTGTCTCCTTGGCTCGGAAAGAAAGCGCCCTTTGCGAGCTGCTCGACAAACGCAGCGCCCGCTGCAAGCTCTGCCTCGGTGAATACGGTCTGCTCTTTGCCCATGTCACCCGTCCTTGTGGCCGTTTGTGGTCATCATCTCGCGCCGAGCGTCGAGACGAATCGTTCCGCGTCGTGCTGACGCCATCCTCGTTGCACGATGAACTGCACGGCGTCCTTGTAATGAAGGCCGTCGGCGCGCATTGCCTGCCGCGCGTCGTGACTCACGCGGCATCCGTCGCAGCGGCATCCAGGCGATGTGGCGTCGCCCGAGCACCACGGCTCTTGGCAAAGCGACTTGGCGAGGTCCGCCCACGTCTCCGTGTTGATCGGAGACGCGGTCAGGGCAACCGACGACACGAAGCACTTGATGATAGCGCGTCCAGAACGGCGGCGCACTTCGCCCTCGATCGAGAAACCAGCGCGTCCGGCCATGCCGCTCTTGCGCAGTGTCTTGAGAAACTCGTGCCAGTATTGCGCTCGACATGCAGCGCAACGGCAATCTGGCCGATGATCGTCGGCCGGCTCGAGCAGGTCTGCCGAAATCTCGAACTGCCCCTTGGATACGGTGCACTCACTCGCGACTGGAGATGCGATCTTCGGCGCCTCGATGTACGAGACCAGGCGGCCGTGTTGATCGCGCGACTGGATGTTGTGCCCATCCGTGATCCAGCCGTGTTTGCGAAAGTAATCGAAGTCGATCCCCTTTTGGATCGTTTGCTCTCCCTGTAGATCGATAGCCTCGGTCGAGGCCACACCATGCACCCGCCTCGCGGGATGCGCAGACTCCAGCGCGTCGACGGACTTTGCAATCGATGCGACAGGAACGAAGCAGCCGAAGCGCTCCGCTTCTGTGTGTTTACTAGAATGTGACGAGCGCGGATCCACTCATGGTGTTTTCGCGATCTTCTACGCGACGTAGCGTCGATTCACATATACCGTACGTCCCTCATCTTCCAGTTGTCAAGTTGCTGCTCGATAGGGTGCTGTTCCACGACGCGATCATGGCATCCGTGATGTCTACTTCGCAGGCGCAGTCCCTACACACAGCGTACCATTTGTTGGAGTGCCCGACGATGATCTTGCCGCGAATGGTCACTGCACCGCCACGCCGCTGCGCGACGATCGGGCCGCTGCATTGGTGACAGTTGATGTGTGCAATCTGCGTTGCCACGTTCATCGCAGGGTCACCCCCACCATTCAGCGAGACGCGAGCGTCACGTGCTGCCCTGGTACATAGCTCGTGTAATTGCGTGCTGAGAGCTCTTTGACGCGAGCTACGACGCGTTCGCGCACTTGTTCTTTTTCGTCGTCCGAGATCAGCGCGATCATTCGCGCTGCCGACTCGTCCATGAAGTCGAAGTCCTTTGGGTACAGCAGCGTCACGAGCGCAGCTTCGAGCGACGTCAAAGGCTCGTCGCGAGAGAGGCGCCCGAAGGCATCGACGACTCTGTTCGCTAGCGCCTGGACATCTAGCGCTCCTGTCCTTGCGTAGCGCGCGGCCGCGCCCATGGGTTGCGCGGTGTTCGGACGCGGCGCTGCTGTAGGCGGATCGGTCATGTAGAGCCACTTCGCCGGCGGTTCTTTCGGTGTCATGCCGTAGCCCTTGATCACGCTGTCGCGATGCTGCGCAAGAAGCTGCTCAGCAGCGTGCTCGATGCGCGGCTCTTTGTTCTCGCGCGCGCTGCGCGCTGCTGCTTCCAGCAGCCCTTGATCGAAGCGCCAGGTGCCGTCTGCGAAGCTCATGACCAGATATCGTCGCTTGTCCTTGTCCAGAAACGCATCGCTTGGAGGCTGCTTCGGGTCTTCGGTAGATGATCGATCCGCGTGCGCTTTGCTGAGAGCCTCTTCCAGCACGTTCGCGCGTGCGAGGATCTCGGTAGCGAGATCCTCGAGGCGCTCGATGCTGTCAGCTATGTTGTCCGAATCGTCGCGGTCCGTCATGGGTCACTCCTCGCCTGTGATGATAGCGCCTGGGCGGCTCTTCTCAGATAGCTCTGCCAATAGCTTCATCGCCGACAAAGCCGTCGGGTTCATGGGCATGTTATACGCTGGGTGATCCTGCGGCTCGAGCCCCCGCATGACACGCACTTCGTTGATCGACCGGAACGCGGACAACTCCTCCATGAGTCGTCGGTGGCGCTCTTGCTCGCTCGGCTCATCGAGTCCGACGAATCGGAACAGGTATCGATCGTCGTAATGGTCGACCAAGCGCTGCATAGCGCGCGCGAGCGCGCGCAGGAGCGGCTTGAGCCCTCCGTCGCGGCTGGCCTTGATCTTCCATTCCGCAGACGCCTCGAAGAGCGGCGTCTGCGCTTGTCCGCCGCGCACTTGCAGGCCCATCTCCTCTGGATCGATCAGGTACAAAGCGCAGAACACAGCGATGAGGAATTCTTGCCAGGGCGTGAACTCCATGTCGCGATTCGTGCGCGACATATGGATGAACGCCATTTCGCCGTCGAACTGCACGACGGGCACCTTGTGCGCAGAATCAGCGCCGATGAGCGTCGCATACCACTGACGCTTGAGCGCTTCGATTTGCTGCTCGCTCCATCCAGCGCCTTTCAGGTGAAACACACCAGGCGGAAGCGACCCTTGCTTGAAGAGGTTGACTTGATACTTCTCGCTTTCGAGCATGCCTGTTACGAGCGTGATGCCCTGCTCGATCTCGGAGTATCCATACCCGCGTATCGTCAGATCGTTGCGCGGGTTGCGCACGATGTAGATGAGCTGCCGATCGCTATACGTCGTGCGAATCACTCCATCGATCACTTGCACATATCGCGTAGGGAGCCCGTCGCTCGATAGGTAGTCGTATCGTTGCCCGTCGAACTCAGGATGCCATGGCCGCTCACGTCGGCGTGCGTCGGGCCTCGTATCCGCTGCGAGTCGAATCGTGTCTCCGGCGATCGCATGGTACTCGTAGAGCTGCTGCGTGCCTGGATGCAGCACGGGTTCGATCGCCATCGCGTCGTACGTCAGCGAGTCGCGCACGAGGCTCTGCATGCACTCGCCTATGTCTCGTCGCTGGATAGGCGCGCACGGGTCCGACGGGCCATCACCGCCTGCGAGCAAGAGATCGCGCAAGCGCGCTATCTCGTAGCGCTCCTCGGCGCTTGGGCGATGACCGTCCTTGGTAGACAGATCCCAGCCTACGCCACCGGCCTGCTCGGCCGGCTGCGAGAACATGAACGCCTGTGATGCGCGTCGGTTGAAGATCGCCTGCGCGATCGCCAATCGCTCCGATGCTCGTCGCAAGAGCTGCGTGGTGATCGGGCTGCGCCGCTCTCGGTATCCAAGTTGAGATACGATGTCGTTGGGGTCCGCAAACCATGACCTCGGATCGGTTGCGCTGTATCCGAGTCCGGTGCCTGGCGACGCTTTCTCGAGCGCTGCGTGGTCGATCCGTGTCGCTGTGACGTCGCTAGGCGATGCTGCCTTAGCGATAGGCGCTCGCTTCGCACGCTGCCGACGCGTTCGTTTAGCAGCGCTGGGCTTCATTTGGGCCGTAGCGCGGACAGCGCTACTCGCAAGGCCGCCGCCTTCTCAGCTTCCCATTGCGCAAGGACGCGTGGTGTCCACCACTTGTGACCTTTCGATACGAGCCAGGCTCTGCGCTCCTCGTCCGATCTAGCTTGCGCGCTCGCTTTGTTGACCCAAGCGCTTGCGCGTTCGATCTCCTCTAGCGCAGCATCTATGCGGGCACCGTCGTTCTCGTCCGCTACGTCGATCGTCGGATACTCGACGCGTTCTCGCGGCTCCTCTTCCGCGCCGGGGGTAGGCATCGCGATGTTCGCAAGGACGTCGATAACCATCTCGTCTGCTGCTCGCCGGACGACATGCGGATCATGCGGCATGGTAGCTATGTCCGAGCCGTCAGCATTCGACACGAAGAGCCCTGCTTGTCCATTCTCTTGCTCGTACACGCCGCGGTAGAGCTCGCCGTCCTGCCTCGCCTTCGCGAGCGTCAAGGCGCCCACGCGCGCGCACAAGGCCATGCGCAGTGCTCCTAGATCAGACACGCGGCACCTCTGGCGCTTTGACCGTCTTGGTCCCACCTGGTCGAGATGGCGCCTCGCATGTAGCTCCAGCGCGATGATAGCGCTCGCACGTCGGGCACCACACGCCACGGATCTGTTGGCGCAGTCGGACCGGAGATCCAGGTTGCTTACCCAAGCGCGTCATCGTTTTCCACGCTGTCTCGCCGGCGTGGTCCCGAGGCGTCAGCGCCTTGATGAGAGCGCGTGCGCTATCGCTGCCCATGCGCTCCGAACCCCATCCATGCGGAGCCACCGGGTTGGCCGCGATCGTCTACCGCTGTCGGTGCAACGGGTTCCTTTCCGTTGCGTTGCGCACGCGATCTCTTCCTTGCGGCTGGGACGGGAACCTCTGTCGTCCGTCCTACCTGGACTGTCGCTTGTCCGTCTCGCTCTGCTTGAGCAGCGCGCGCTGCGCGCATCGAACGCGACTCCTCGACGACGGCGACAGGCGCTGCTAGCGAAGCGCCTTGCGCTCTGCGCGCGCTGAGGCGCTGGATGGCCTTCTCTACCAAGGCATCTGCGAGTGTGTCGAGCTGCGCTGCTGTCATGACGACGCTCTTCTGCTTCGCGCGGCGCTTCATTTGCTTGCTCGCATCCATGGGGCGCTCTGCGCTAAGGCTCCCACGAACGCTCCGGGTGCTCCGATCAGCAGCGTCGACAGCGCGCCGATGTCACTGACGAAGAGCCGACCGACGGCAAAGGCCAGGCCCCAGCTAGCGAGCATCGCAAGTCCTGTCATCGCCCACCACTTCGGGCTCGTCAGTGATTCTTTGATCCATTCCATGAATCGCCCCTTGGTTGTGTAGCTGTTTCACGATACGCGCATTCGCCGGGCGCGGTCAATTACATGAACGAGAATATCGGTCGGCGCGAAGCTCGCTGCAATGCGAAATGCGCGTACGTGTATGCGTGCACGAAGTGCGGGTCGAGGCCGATGTTGCGCCAGCGCATCTTGAATTCGCCTGTCGCGCCGTTCGTGATGTGCTTGTCGCGAGCTACCGAGCGCAGGTGCAGCCAAAAGCGATCGTGGCACACTGCTTCTGGCGCAAACCGGCCTGTTTGCGGCTCGTACACGAGCTGCACGAGCTCGCGCGGATCCGGCATGACGACCTGCGCGTTAGCGATGCGAGACAAGCTCTCGTCGATCGCTTTGTACCGATGCAGGTTGACTTGCCACTTGACGTTCGATGGCGATAGCCGGCCGCGACTCGATGCTGCTGCGCTGTCTAGCCACTTGACGGTTTCGGCTTGGCTCTCGCTGTAGTACGCAATGAACGCTCTTCCAGGGTGAGCCCGTGCGAACTCGGCCGCTTCGTTGAAGTTTGGCGCAGCGTCCGTCACGGCCATCTGGACGTCGTATTCTCTCATGAGCTCAGGCAGTCGTGTGAATGGTGATTTCGCTATGTCTCCGTACTCCGGGTTCCCGGTGTCCACGACTTCAAGATGCACGACTACGGCTGTCCCGTTCGTGCCTTGGCGAAGCACGACGATGTACAGGTTGCCGCCGTGTTGATCGACGCCCATCGCGCAACCCGATCGTTCCTTTGCGCCGCGCCGATAGGTCTTGCCCCAACGCAACGGCTCGCCGTCTTCCGGGTCATAGGCCGGCCAGCCTGGGGCGTTCACGCAAGCGCGCAAATGTTCGGGCGTGACAGGCACGCTCTCTGCGTCGATCCATGGGAGCCCTAGCATCGCGTTGTAAAACTCTTGGCGGTTCGTCGTGTCGTTCCATCGATCCCATACGAGGTCGGGACGTCGCGACCATTTAGGACCGAGGATGCCTGGCACCCAATAGGACGCTCTGCGCTCGCTCGGGTTCTCGCAGATGTATCGACCGATTTGTGGATCGTCGATGCGCACGCCGCATCTCGGGCACCGCCAGAATGGCATACCGCGCGCTGGGACTGCGATGCAGTCAGGCCATACTGACGCGAGCGAGACGCCGCCGTCTTGACAGTTGCACCGAGATAGCCAGACGTTGCGGGAGCCGCGCGAGTAGAGGTGGTCGATGTTCTCGCCTGGCAACCCTGCGGTCGACGCGTAGACATGCGTCGCGTTATCGCGCGCGGCCGTTCGGTAGTGGACTTGCTCGATGTCAGAGACAGAGCAGAGACGCACCTCGTCGATCGACACATCCGTCAGCGGCGTCGAATCTCTCGTGGCCGTGCCGCCTATGTGAAACAGGTAGAGGTTCGATACGCCGCCGTGAATGTTGCGCAGGCGCTTGATGCCCTGCGAATCCGAGCCACGCTCGAGGCGCTTCTTGATGACTTCGTTCTCTCGGAGAAGCGGATCTAGTCGCGTCTTGACTAGCTTCTGGAGCATCGGCTCGGTCGGAAAGTAGAATCCTACATCCGCGCTCTCGTAGAGGCACTTGTGGATGTTGCGCAACAACTGCCAGATCGTTAGACCCGTCTGCGCGCCCTTGCGCACGGCGATGTACGCGCTCTTGTCCGCGTAAATCGGCAGGAGGTGCTTGTGTCGATCAAACGTAACGCGCACGCGATCGACCTCTAGCTGGTTGTAGCCGATCCACACAGCGAGGTTGTCCGCCATGAGCTCGCTCATAAGAAGCTGCGGATCGACAGCATCGAGTCCAGACAGCACAGCCGGTGCGCTTGGCGATGATGCTTTGTCAGCCATCGCGCACCACGAGCAAGGCGCACAGCCGTTGGTGCCGGTCGAGGGCATCGTGCCATGCTGCGACGAGCATCCTGCGGTGCTCTGCTGCTAGAGCTTCTGCTTCGGCTGATACGGTAGCTGGGTCCGTGCGCGCCTGATCCGCTACCATTTCGCGCGTGAGCGTCTTGTGCGCCCTGGCTTCACCATGGCCAGCAGCTGCGATGCGATCAGCTACCTCTCTTGTCTTATAGGCTACGACCGCCTTTACCCGCGCTGCGCGCGCTGCAAGCTCCGCAGCCTCGCGCGTCGCCTCAGCGAGCAGCGCGCCGTAGCGCGCGACAGCTCGAATGAGATGCTGTACATCCATAGGTCTCACAGGCGACGGTAGCGCGAGTAGTGCGTCGATATCGTGCGTAGCCGTTCGCCCTGCGATGGTCAGCGTGCCGCTGAGCAGGTCGTCCTCAGTCACGCAAGAACCTCTTTGGGACGGAGCGTCCTCGGGCCTCGAAGTACGGCGTCAGATCATGCTTGATCGAATGCTCGTACTGACGCTTGCGCAGCGCGCGTGCTTTCGCTTCGTTCGGACCGTTGGCAATGAGCGTCGTGACGTGCGGAACCGAGAACAACGAAACGCATCGATCAGACCCGCACTCGACGCATCCAGTCTCATGCGGCGTACCCGACGGCAGCGTATTGTCCACCGTGTCCTCGAAGACATAGCCGCATGCGTCGCAGCGAAAGTCTCTCACGATCATCATGGGGCGAGGTCCGGCATCACTTCGTCAGGCTCCTCCGGCGTGATGATGTCCCTCTTGTGCGTAGGTTGGAGCACCGCGATGATCTTGTTCCATACGAGATGCGGAGCGCGCGTCTTGGTGTGCTTCGCGATGATCGCGATGGCTGCGTCTCTTTGCGCCGGCGTAGGCGTGGGTGCCCACGTTTCTGCTTCTTCGTGCACGACGGTGCTCACAGTCTTCGCGTCGTCATTCACGTCGTCGGTCAGCCTATAATTGCCCGCGAAGAACGCACGAAAGCGCGGATGTTTCATGAGCGTGTCCCACAGTCCGAGCGCACGATCTCGCCAGAAGCGCCCCTGGAGGCTCGTCGGAACAGCCTGCGCTGACACCATGCCCCACTCGACCGCGGCGCCGATGACGATGGAGGCTACCTCGCCGGCGAGCGCCACGGACATGACGCGCGCGATGGTCTCGCCTGACACAGCACTATGCTGCGGCGTGCTCGGCGCTTCCGCGCCTTCCGGCGTGTGCTCCGCCACGTGCGCGATCCACTGAGCGCGCGCATCGCCTAAGCGTTCCTCGAGCGCCGTAGCGAGTGCGTCGCACGCGCTACGGATCGACGCTTCCACTCCAGATACATGATCCTCGACAGTTGCGCCGATCTTCATGAGGTCAGGAGGCAGCGTTCGCCCCCCGTGCTTGCCCGCGTCGCTCTTGCTCATGTGCGTGCTCCTCCTAGTGTTACGAGTTGCGGCGCTTCTATGATGAGGCTCCGCTCCGCGAATAGCGATACTGGCGGCTCCCATGATACCACGACGCACCGACGAGCGAAGACGCGCCATGCCGACTCGTTGACTACAACGCGACCGTCCGCTCGCACTCTCCCAAGCAGAGACGGGTCGGATGTCTCTGATCGGAACATCGCGACTCCGAGTCCACTCGGTTCGTGGCGAAAATACATCAGAAAGCGTCGCGCATCTCGAAACGCCTCGAAGAGCGCTGAGATACGTCGTCCGACGACGCCTCCGCAGTCAAGCATCTTGTGGCACCCATCACGCAAGCATCGCAAAGGGTAGAGTTGCGTATCTTTGATGTACACGAGACACTCAGGGTAGAACACTCTCAGTGGTGCTGCGAGCGTCGTCCGACTGTGCTCGTATAGCTGCACCACTACGGCCAGAGGTCAGGATCTGCGACGGATGTATTCCAGTGGCACACCGGGCACTCGATCTTCGAGAGCACGTCCGCGCCGGTGCCCCTCGACGCATCCGCCGCGGCTACGGCAAGCACCGCGTTACAGCTCTCGCAAGACACGAGCAATCGCCCCTGCGCGTCCTTCTGTGCTTCTACCATCTCCTACTCCTTGATCGCCTGGAGGCGTGCGAGCAAATCCCACACGTTGTTCCATTCATGGTTCATCGCTCGACGCTGTACTTCTTTTGAGCGCAGAGACAATTCGCTCGGGATCGCATGGTTGACTGTTGCTGCGAAATTCGCCTTCGTTTGCAGATAGTGATCGAGCTTGTTCTCCTCGCGCCACTTCTTGTTGAGGTAGGCGAACGACTCCTCGACGAGAAACCGTCGGTGCGTCGGATCCTGAAACGCTCGGTTGTGCCGAGCGCACGGAGAGATGACCTCCATCCAGCATCCCGGTTTCAGGACACGATGGCACTCCTCGAAGAAACGCAGAAAATAATCCTGGTAGCCAGGCGCTGGTCGCGCGCGCTCATCGCCCCTCGGTCCGACGTAGAGCATCGGGATGTGCTCGACGAAATGCGATGCGCGTAGCGCCTCGCAGGAGCTAGTAGCTACCGGCCATGGGAATGCCAGCAGGTCGAAACGGTGCCTAGCGCCCTCGAAGTGGAGATCGACGCCCTCGAAGCCATCCTCGACGCGATCTCCGCATGCGAGGTCCAGTCGGATCGACGTTGGCTTGTGCAGCTTCGCCCTCTTGCTGTGTTGGCCCATCAATACACCGTCCCTTGGTCGTCGAAGTGTCCGCACTTGACGCGCATGTCCACGCCGAAGCGCTTGCCCTTCGCGCGAGCTTTGCGGCAAAAGTACAGATCCTGCGTCCATGCTTGAGCGCCGCCGTCTAGGACGTCAGCGAACGTCTGAAACCATGGCGGCTCGATCTCGCGGAATAGAGACATGCGATACAGCGAGCAGCCCATAGCGATCCCGTTGACCTCCATGACGCTGCCGGCTTCGAGCGCTTCGCGAACGTCGCGAGGCTGAAACTCCAGCTCCGTCTTGCGCGGGTCGCCGTACGCCATCGGCATGTTCGTGTCGCCCTTGGTGAAGTACATGCCACCTACGGCGTCGAGGCCGCAATCCTCGATGGACTCAATCAGCCGGATGTGAGCGTCAGGGGGTATGATCATGTCGTCCTCGAGCGTCAGGACGTACTTCCATTTCGACAGCTCTGGATTGTCGAGTATTCCTCGCACGAGCGAGTCATACGCCTGGCCGACCTCGTCGCCGCAGGCGAACAGCACCGCGCGCTTCTGGTTCATCGGCGCGATGAGAGACATGAGAGATTGGACGAACCAGACTGATAGCGTGCGATGGTGCGCTTGCCCGCGCGTTGGCACGAGTACGACCGTCGACGAATCGCGATAGGTGTTGCGGCTGTGGTGCTGGATGCGCTCGTAGCCTAGTCCGCTTGTTGGCGCTGAGGAGATGCGCGCGCGCTGCTTCTGTGTCGTCTTTTTCATTGCTTCGTATCGCCTCGACCAAGAATACGCATGCGCGCGTAGGCGGACAATGGCAAACCGAGTGCGCGTGCTATGCGCCGTGCTTGTGCGAGCTCATTAGCTGTCACGCGTACCTGGATGACTCGCTTGCGAGTGGTCTTGCTGGGCATGCGCTCTGTGTATACGATTGCACTACGTCACGTCAATAGCTCGCACGGATACCTCGACGCACGGCGCTTCCGCCGCTTCTGCGTAGCGCTTGCGAGCGTAGATGCGACAGATCGCGCTATCGTCTTCCCATAAGATGCCATTGCCTGCATCGCCGACGGCCTTGATGATGTTGTCGAGGTCAGGTCGCCCAGGCCAGGTACGTGTCGGTTTCTTCGGCTTTGCGAACACCGCGCAAACGTCTACGGACAGCGCCATCGCGAGCGGCGCATGTACCCCAGCTCGCCCGCGCGCTGCGAGCATGAGCGTCGCTGCTACGGACTTCCATTCGCGCGCGCGCGGCGCATCGTAGGCTCTCGGGAACCCGCCGCGCGTCGTAAAGCGCGGTCGACCTTGCGCGACAGGCTGTCCAGCAATGACGACTGCGATCTCCACGGTCATGCGTCATCGTCTGCTGAGCCTATGATCGTGTAGTTCTCCGGTTCGACGATCGGCGCATCCAGAGACACCTCACCGCCGTCTCCGACGGGCTGAAGGAGCGGCAAGCCGTCGGTCGTCATGCCTACGACTCGGCACCGGCGCGGCGCTTCATCGCCAGGCACGAGCGCAAGAAAGTCGTTACCGAACTCCCATTCTGCCCAGGTCAGATCGTCGCTCTGCGGCTCACCGGAGTCGTCTGTAGCAGTGTCATCGGCCGCTGCCCCGCTCGTCATTCGTGCGTAAGCATCGAGGTCGACGAACTCCAGTAAGCGCTCTCTGTCAGACTCACGCGGAGTGAGTCTCCTTCTGAATCCGTGCACGTCCCTACCGCCGAGATTGCCCTCGTGCATGATCGCGCGATCACCTACGACGTCGGTCACAATCCCAATATGGCTTCTCTTCCCGATCCACTCGGCGCCCTTCTTGCGCACCTCGATGATCCCAAGCATGCCCGGTTTAGGCGAGTCGCTCACGATACCGAGCCTGCGCGCGTCATCGCTGATGCGCGGAACCGACGCGTTGCCAGCCGCGAAGCGCGATAGCGCGAGCTTCTGAGGTTGTCCGAACGCAAGAGTGACTGCCCCGGACGATGCACGATAGACGCGCATCGATGCAGCGACTGCGCACCATGGCAACCAGCCGCTGCCACCGCCTGCGCCGCGCGCGTTCTTCCAACCGTGAGCGCACGCGAATTGCCATGCAGCTTCAGCCGTGAGCCCACGAGTCTCGTAGCACGCTAGGACGATGCGTTCCGAGAGCCTCATCGCCTTGCCTCGATGGCGCGCTCGACTATGCGCTGTTGTGCGTCGTCGACCCTTGCTGCGAGCGAGCGCAACACGTCGTCCACGTACTGCTTGTGCTCCGGTGCGTGCTGCACGCGTTCCCCGCGCAGGCCGGCGATGATGATCTCGAGCTGCGACGGCGCTAATGGGCTGCGCCTTGAATGGAAGCTCCTCATCGGACATACCTGCCGATGGCGTAGCCGAATGTCAGCGCTCCGGCTGCGGGGAGGGCGATCTTGACGAGGCTCCACCACCATTGCCTATCGAGCGCAGCGCGCAGCGCATCCGCGCGCGCTTTCTGCTCGCTCGCTGCTGCGCGGTGCATTGCTGCCTCGACGGCTCGTGCGTCGACGGCAGCTCGCAGCGCGTGATTTTCGTCGCGCAGAGCTGATGCCTCGATCGCAGACGCGCGCGCTGCTTCGCGCCATTTCTCGGCGGACGGACCCTCGATGAGCGCAAGCGCTGCCTGGCGCGCCTGCGCGCCGGGCACGCACAGCGCTTCGCCTGTGACAGCGTGACACGGTATTCCACCATCCGTGTTGAGCGCAAAGACGTCGAAGCGGGACGCCGGAAGGCTGGGCCCGTCCCTGCGCACGCCACCGTCTGCTTGAGCTACATTGGCGAGAATCGCGAGAATCGACACGAGGAGCGTAATGCCGATCGTGATGACCCAAAACGCTCGCGCATCATTTTGGCAATGGTGACACCTCTTCGATCGAGTGTAGAATAGCGCTACTCCGCAGTCCTTGCACCGGAGATAGTATTCATAGTCGTTCATTCGTCCCTCTTCCGTCGCATAGCGTCTACGATTTGATCGACTGTCTCGGCTGCCTCGACGGCTCGCTTTGTGTCTCCGTGCGCATCGTCGCGTTCCTGCGCAGCTTGGAGCGCTGCTATCGTGCGGCGCTCGACTTCCGCTCTGAATCGCGCAAGCTCTCGCGCTGTCTCGCTCGCCTTATCGGCTACCTCTCCTGCAGCTTCTGCTTGGGCCGTGTAGACGTCCGCGCGCCCTGCGTGGCGCTCAGCTTCCAGCTCCTTCTTGCTAGGTCTCCGCAGGAGCAGCAGCGCTGCAGCTCCGCCTGTCAGGACGAGCGCAAGCGCGATGAGGAGCCAGTGCCACCACGGTCGTTGGCTCATGAGCATTCTCTGTGCAGCTCGGGCTGCGACCACGACCTCGACGCACGACGCGACCATGACCACGCCCAGAACGCTGCTGTCATTTTAAGTGCTCCTTCCTCGCTAGGGGACCAGCGTGGCGATCTTACCGCTCCCGCCCGTCCTTCATCGTCTCTACGGAACGATCTCGACGCCTAGCGCTGTCAAGCGCCGATGCCGTCCGATGATCTGCGTAGCACACAGCAAGACAGCGTCTCGCCCTGCTCCGATGTATCGCTTTGCTGCGACAGTCGCGGGGCCGTAGAGCCCGAGCATCCAGCACCCGTCTCGCGTCGGTCGACGCGACGCGCGCAAGCACGGTCCGATATCCATGCTGGAGAACCAGAGACGCCTGCATCCGTCCGTCATGATACTACCGTCTTCGTCCGCAATCGAGAACAAGGCGACCCAGGTGCCTGCGTCATCGACGGTCACGCGCCCCATGATTCGTTTCGTGCTGTGCTTCGGGTACACAGCGCTCGCTGTGATGTCTTCGTCTTCCCGTGCTAGCTCGCGTGTCATTGGCCTCACCCCATCCGTCTGCGTTGTCTCGAGCGTCCGCTCGGTTTACGTGTGCGTTTGTTCGGCTTACGTGGCGTATCCACAATCTCTGCTCCTGGCAATAAAGCAGCGGGCAACGGCACGGATAACATTCGACAGAGCTCCATGACTGACGTTCCCGTAAAGATCGACGATAGGATGCTACGTCCGTGTCGCACTGGACGAATGTGCCCGGCGCACACGGCGCGGCGCAACCAGCCCGGCGTGACTCCCAAGACCTGTACGAGATCCGTCCCGCAGAAGCACAGCGTGTGTCCCGAGCGCGCGCGAAACTCCACGTACTCGTCTACTTCTCGCCTGCGAGAATACTCTACGCGCTCTTCGTCCGATAAGCGCTCTAGCATCACATCTCGCACTGCGACGATGGATGCGCGCATCTCCTGATCCTCTGAGCAAAAATACGCGGCTGTATCGAGGCACACCAAGACGCGCAATCGTGGTGTTACCGCATGCGATGCGTACCTCGGTGAGCCGAGCACTTCCGCGATATGGACGTGTGGCGGTCTTGGAAAGAACTCGGATCGCTCCTTGAATCTCATCGCAGAAGCTAGCCATTCGTCCGTGATGTCGTCGGTCTTGATCGCACCGAACAGCGGCATGCGCACGGGCCTCTCGAGCGGCTTCGGCGGCTCAGGCCATTCCTCGCCGTACAAAAAGGCTTCGCGATTGAGCATCGAGCTCATGGCTGAGACAGCTCGACGCGCTCGGCTAGCATCTCGTGTTCTTCGAGCATCGCATCTATCATTCGCACAAGCGCAGGAGAGGTCTCGATCGCACGCGCAGCGCGTAGCGACCGCACCATACAACGCGGCTTCTCTTGCGGCCAGCGGTCGTCGATGCCGAGCACTGCGCCCTCGCGCACTACTTTGTCCTCGTGATAGAGCGCGATGAGCAGCGCGCCGGTGACTTCAATGGGCCGCAAGCAGTAGATGCTACCTGCTTCTTGCGCCGCTTCGCTGATGCGGCCTACACTGAGCCCCTCTGTTGCTTCCGACGTCGCTTCTCGTAGCACACAGCGTGCTTGCATCTGCTCGTCATTCATGGACATGCTCGTATTGCGCCTGCGCTTCGCTGTTGAGCGCAGCGAACGCTTGCTCGTAGATCACCTCGATAGCGTCCGCGAGCGTTGCGCGACGGCCTCGTATGAGCACCATCAGCTCAGCGAATTGGAACTCCTCGTCAGTAATGACGTTCATGTCGCTCTCTCTAGTCTCTGGCATAGCGCTGCTAGCGCCTCGATGGCGTCCAGCTGCTCGCGCGTGCATTCTAGCGCATCGCGCAACAGCGCTCTCGCTTGGAGCACCTCGACGAGCATGGGCAGGTCTTGCGAGATATGCCATGGCTGCATGGTGCTACGTGCTGAACGTGCTGAACCTGCTGTCTTTCGCTCAGACGTCCAGATCGTATTGTAATTCTCGATCACGGCAGGCTCATACGCGCGCCCATTGTCGTTCTCGATGGGTCCGCCTACCCAGGCGTCATAGAGCGCCGTTGTCACATGTTGCGCAGCGTCACACGCTTCGAATGCTATCGCTGCATTGCGTGGTGATAGAGCTTCTGCGATCAACGGCGCAAGCTCTTTGGTCATCGCACAGGATCCTCCACAAGCGGCGATCTTCGCAGCGACACACCAGAGCACCCTATGAACCACGGCACGTTGCCGTTTTGGTGCGCTACGCGATCCGCTAGGCTCTCGTCGAGATACACTCGCACGGAGTCGCAGTCGATATTACCCGCGCATAGAGTCAGCTTTCCTCGATCGTGTCTGATGCGCAGGAGGTCTCGCATTGTAGCAAGGCGCTGCTGTCTTGTTTCCGGCCTGATCTCGTCTAGTCCACGCCCAAGCTCGTCAATCGCAAGCACCGGCACTTCGCTCCAGCGACGCCAGTGATCCTCGTTATCGCTATAGCCAGTGCGCGGGTATGCGATCATCTCGCGTTCGAGCGCATAGAGCGCTCCGCCCCGGCAGTGAGCGACGACGAAGCACAGCGCGAAGGTCTTACCGGTCCCGCTCGGGCCTGCGAGCACGACCGTCATCCCCATCGGTAGGATCGTACGCTCTTCGATCGCGCGCTGCGCTGCGTTCAGCGCAGTCGTCATGAGCGCTTCGCTGTGATGGTATAGCTTTGTCAGGAACGCTTTGTCCTGCGGCAGACATCGCCTAGCACAACGCTCGACGAATGCTCTCCTTCGGTCCGCTTCTTCCTCGGCGAGCCACTGTTTCTGCTGTTCCGGGTCAGCAGTAGCTCGCGCTATCGCTCGCTTCATCGTCGCAGTCACGATCGCCTCGATGTCGAGCGTGTTACCGTCGATGTCTTTCATGCGCGCTCCAAGAGGTCTAGTTGAAGCCCTGGGCTCTTCGATAGCTCGTTAGCGCCGAGCATGAGGTCGCCTTGTCGCTCCTCGTCGGCCATGCGCTGACACGCGACGTCATACCAGTGCTTGTCTAGCTCGACGCCTACAAAACGCCTACCCATGCGTGCAGCAGCGATCCCGGTAGAACCAGCACCCATGAATGGGTCTACGACTAGCTCGCCTAGCGCAGAGTGCAGCCGAATGAAATGCGCTGCAAGCGTTATCGGCTTCTCGGTCGGGTGCTGCGATGATATAGGGATGATCTTTCGGATGCCATGATCGCCCGGGCGAATGATATTTTCGATCGCGCCGCTGTCGTCGTACCAAGCGCACGCAGCTCCGGTGCGCTGCGCGACAAGTACCATCTCGTAGCTGCGCCTGTAATGCCATCCTAGCCCCATGGGGCCTTTGTCCCATACTACGGCCATCTTGAACTGCATCTGAGGCGTGCTAGCTAGGATAAGCGACCAGCGCGCGAACTGTGGCTCAGGGCCGCCGCCGCAGCAGCAGCAGCAGCAGCAGCAGCAGCCAGGTTTGAGCGCGCGCGCTGCTAGAGCCATAACTGAGGCAAATAACGGTGTGGCCTCAACGCCATCGTTCAGAATCGGCCTGGGATCTTGCTGTGCTCTATCGAGCCCGAGAGCTTGTTCCCACCTATGCGCTAGATCGTTGTTGTTGTTGTTGTGACCGTATGGCGGATCGCAGAAGATCATGTCGACCGACGCAGGATCTAGCAACCGCATGACCTCGATGGCATCGCCGTGCACTAACCGGATGCGCCCGCCGAAGAAGTCTTGTTCGCGCAGAGATGTCATCGTGCGATCCGGCGATGCATTTGCCGCATCTCATCGGTGTGGCACTCGACTGCACGCGCGAGACCGCGACATTGCGCAATGATGTCCTGTCTCTCTTTTGCGCCTCGTTCGCGCAGCACATCGAGAATGGCCGGTAGGTCAGAGATGAAGCGCTTGACTTGCTCAGCGCCCATCTCGGCGCTAGGAATAGCGTAGCGCGCACGCTCTCTAGCCATGACGACACACCGCGCTTCGCTGCGACTCGACATCTCGCCTGGCGACTCAGGCCAGCGACAGACCTCGGTCTTGCCAAGAGAGTACGTCGCGCCTGCTATCTCAATCGGCGGACCGCTCCATTCAGAGCACACGAGCTGCACCGCGCTAACAAGCAAGCGCTCGAGCGTCCGACGGATGTCTGACAGAGGCTGCGCAAGCGATGCGTTCATCTCTGACTCGCACTGCTGAAGCCACGCACGTATTTGCTTAACATCCACGTCTACGGTCACCACGCGACATCCTCCTCCTCCTCGAGACTCGACAGCATGTCCATCACGTCCTCGTGCGCTCGTGTCGCTCGCTGCACAGCTTCGACTGCTAGGTGACATTCGGTCGTGATATGCCCTACCTCGACTGCAGCTACGAGAGCACGATAGGCTCTCCTGTACGCTGCTGATAGCTCGAGGTCAGCATCGCGCGCAGCTCGCTCGAGATCCCCGATCTCGTCATCTCGCTGGTTCGCTGTCATCGCTGCACGTAGACAGCGTGGGCGATCTCGCTAGATTTGATCCTAGCGCGCCTAGCGATCCGATCGATGTCCTCCTCGGCTATGTTGCCTTGCAACACATAGCGGTGTTGCTTGTGCTTGCGGATCGCGAGCAGCACCTGCTTGATGTCCGTGTCTCGCGTCGGGAGCAGCGTCGATGTGGTCGAGAGCAACAGATCGACGAGCGCTAGGGTCGCCGACGGCCAGTGACGAGGCGCGTCGAGCGCGACGGGGTCAACGCGCCAGGCGTACGCGATCTCGCGCGAGAGGCTACCTAATCGCTTGATCTGCGCCACCTGGATCGGGCGCCAGCACGCTACCTGCAGCTCTGTAGGCAGCCTGGTGAGCTTCCCTGCCTTATCCTGCTTGTCCTTGCCTCGCTTGTCCTTGTTAGCAGCGACTTTTTTCATCGTCTCCTGCGCCTCCTAGTCCGCGCCGTTGTGAGTCTCTACTCTTTTTCCTTCCCGTAGTACGGGATCCCCTGCTCACGCGCCCATCTTGGCCCCATGACAATCGCAAGGATCTCCTTCTGCGTGCGTCCTTCCCACCACTCGTGTTCTTCTTTCTTGAAGCGCATGACGCTCCTTGGCGCCTCAGCCGGCCTAGGCGCTAGCTGACGTTGCGTCTCGCGCGCTGACTCGCGCTGCTCAGCGAACATCTCGGCATTGTAGAACCATGATCTGCACAGGTTGACAAACGATTCTGGACCGGGTGCTCCTTGCTTGAGCCAGCGGGTGCCGTTCGCACCGCTATTTTTGTTCATCCACTCGCCGAGTCTCCGCCACTCGGCGATGTCCGGGAAGTCTCTCACCAGCTCGTGCAGCTCGCGAACAACGTGTTTGGCGATGTAGCGCTGCGGCCAGGATCTGAACCAACCACCTGCTGCTTTCATCACGGCATCGAGTCGTTCACGCGTGTCAGGCTTCACCGCGTCGCTCGTCGCGCGCCAATTCATGTAGCGCTCCTCGACCTCGACCGGTGTCACGTTAGCAGGTGTCGACCTCCTCGCTTTGCGTCGCGCCCAGGCCGCCAACACCTCTCGCGCTACGTCCCGCGGATCCTCCTCTCCTGATGCTTGCTCGATCTCGGCCCATAACTCGTCCGACAACCACAGCCCGCGCCTCCCCATGTCGTCGCGCTCTACCTGCCGTCCGGCGTGTCCGGGTAGATGTCGATCGGCGGCAAACCCGCTTTCTGCGCCCGCTGGTTTGCCCGGACGCGATACGGCATCCGATAGAAGACCTCGTTCACCTCGATCGCCTCCCTCCCGCCATATCGCAGGTTTAGCCGAATCGTGTCCCCCGCGTACATCACGCACGCCTCGAGGATCACCGACAACGGCACGCGCATCGCCGTCGCGTGATAGGTCTCCTTCTGGATGAGCTCGAGAAACTCCCGAGTGTCGCGCGTCACCCGCACCATCGTCGACGCCACGTCGTCGGGATCCACTTTCTTGCGCCGCCGCGCCATCACGACCTCCACCGCGTTGCTCACCACTAACCAGCGCTTCCTTGATTGGATCCAAGTTGTCAAGTGTTTCATTTGCTAACTTGGATCCACTGGCCCCCCCGAGCGCCACACACACAGCCAGAGCTCCGCTAGCTCCCCCGCTGCGAACCGGCTCTCCCACCCCAGCACCGCCGCCACCACGCCCCACAGGCGGCCCCCGCAGCAACCCCGCCGCGACCCCCCGTCGGCGCAGCCAGGCCCCATCACGCAGCGCCTCCGCAGCCCCCCAAAGCCGCGCGGCAAGGCGCGCAAAACCCCCGCACGCAGCGGACAACCTAGCCGGGACAAAGGAGATTCTTGAAAACCTGTGTGTGAAGGCACGCCCCAACCTGAGCCGCACAGACCGGGACGAGCGCGCCCAGACCACGCCCACCCCCCCGCGCGATCCCAGTGACTGCGTGATGCGACGGAGCCGCATAGCGCGCCCGAGCCGTCGCAGTGTGCGCGACAACCAGCGCGGGCGCCAAAGCAGGACCCACGACAAAGCATAACGCTCCAGCGAACTTAGGCGACCCAAGGACAGATCCGATATCCCGTGATCCGTTCCTGCGTCCTCGCCTTCCTCTCTGCGGAGCTGCATGCGTCTCACGAGGTTTTCAATTATCTCTTTTGATACTGGCGCTCCTGCGGCCAGCGTGCGGCGGGTCCATTCTTCTGCTATCTTCTTCGCGTCCTGCTCATGGGCGCGCGGCCCTCGGTGCGGCCTGGCCCTACGGCCCTCTGCCTGCTGCCTCTTCATCGTGTCCGGCGCCAGGGCTGCAACCTCAGGGCGCGCTCTCAGCCAGATAGCCGGTGCGGCTCCGCCGGTGCCCATCTCGGCGGGGCAGCCTCGGTGCCAGCACCGGAGCACCAGCAGCACATCCATCCACCAGCCGCCGCGACCTCCGCACATCGGGCAGCCTTCGGACCAGGCCGCTCGCCAGAGGAGCTTCCTGCCAGGAATGTCCGTGACCTTGCCTTTGACACATATCGCTCGTGCGACAGCCTCGAAGCGCGCAACGACGCTGCGCCGTACCTCGGGGTCGTCGTAGCGTCGACCGCGCTGCTCCCATGCCGTCGTGCGCTTGACTCTCGGATCAGGCACCCAGCCTATCGGGCCCAGCGCCCATGCGTAGTCGTGCTTGGTGCCCCACCGTTTGCCGACGAGGTGCTTTGGTGCGGTGAGCTCCCCTCGAGGCCGTGGCTCTCCGCCATCGCTCACTGTCTCCTGGCCTGTCGCGGCTACCGCTGTCGCAGGCCAGTCCTCTTCGCCTCTCCGATCCGCTGCACAGCGCTGCTCGTACGCTTCCCGAGCCTCGAGCTGCTCGTAGTCCTCTTGCGTCCAACCAGGACCGCCATCTAGGTCACTCTCAGGCTTGATCTCGCCGAGCCACTCGGCGCCCCAACGCCAGAGCTTTTTAGCAAGCCTCTTCGGATCACACACTAGGCGCCTCGATGCTCGCTGTAACCCGCGCGCGATCACCTCTCGCCTGCGTTCTCTCTCCCCACCTGTGGCCGCCTCTGCGCCTTCGAGCGCCTTGAGCGCGCCATCGACTACGGCTTCGACGTCCGCGCGCCTGCGAGCAAGCGACTTCTCCGTCTGTTTCCGCCCTGCGGTCGTCACGATCGGCCACCATCGCTCGATCTCCGCACGCAATGGCTCCTCGCACACACGCCCGCACATCGCGAACAACGAGCGCAGCACGCGTACGCGCATCGTCATCCCAAGTCGCCTCTGTCCGTAACTCGGCACGATCCTGTCAGCCAAGCGAGTCTTGCGCGGAATTGTCAAGAACAAAACCAGTGGCAGCCAGAACGCTAATCAAGACCATATGTTGCGGTCGTACGCGCATCGCGCTGTCGAGGTGCGCGCGCATCGCACTACACCAATACTCGAGCAACGCCGCGCGAGGACAAGAGATCCGCGTATAACGTGACCGAGTCGTCACGATTTGCAACGGCTCCGGTGCTGCGCATAACCGTTGGCGATTACTAGGGTTGGACCACAAAACAGTGACCGGGTAGTCACGGTTTCGCGGGCAAACATACCAGGAGTTAAACCTGGCGCCTGGGAACGCCTGGGAACGCCTGGGAACGCCTGGGAACGCCTGGGAACGCCTGGGAACGCCCGGGAACGCCTGGGAACGCCTGGGAACGCCCGGGGGTGACCCGCTTTCCTTTGAGGCGCTCTCCGCTGACTACCAGTAACGAGCGAGCATCAGGTCAGGAGAGCGCCCAGCGTCTTAGCGCCAACAGCTGGCTCGCGTTAGGTCAAGCGCAGCGTGTGAGCACCTATGCGTTGACATTGGTCGTGCCCGTGCGTACGGCGTTGGGTGCATCCGCATGCGGATCGCGAGGTTACCTCCTCCGCGCCTCCGGCATAGCCGGGCAACCCCGTGGTAGGCAAGCGCCAATCAGAGCGGAAAATTCCGCCCGACGCTACTTGACCTAAAAGGCGTAATGTCAAGTAGAGCCAGCGGCGGCTCGAGGGCGGCCTGGAGCGGGTGCACCCAGGCGGCGGCGAGGGCGGCGGCGAGGGCGGCGGCGAGGGCGACGACGGTTCAGCTCGTCGCGAAATGACCATACATGACCATATGTGACCATATGTGACCATACATATATGGTCATTTTTTAAATTTCACTTCTGTCATAAGATTCCGCCCACACTGTAAGTACAACTCTTGAACAAGTGAACGCGCGTTAACGCTTTTGCGCTTGGATCGGCACGAAAACACGTGTGATGGCGCGTACTTCCAACGTTCATCGCGTGAACGATCGCGTTCATTTGCTATATATGGCATACCGCGTCGCGTCATAGTGACTTCGCGCAGATACGTGCGTGTTTGTGCTGGCATGCAGCGTGCTTTACCCTAGATCATGCTGAGCGGATCAAATAGCACGCGCACGTCGCTCACGACGCGTGAGGCGCTCGAGCGCGCGGCGCGGATTCTCGACCGCCCGGTCGAGTCGATCGCGGCGATGACGGCGAGCGACGTGCGCGCGCTCGTCGCCGCGCTCGTCGAGCGCTACGCGCCGTCGACGGCGCGGCTCACGCTCGCGCTCGTGCGCGGCGAGCTCGAGCGCCTCGAAGGGATTGCCGCGCCGGCGACCATCCGCGCGCTCGCGGAGGCCCGCGTGTCGGGTCGACGCGAAGCGCCGGCCGGCCGCGAGATCACAGCCGCTGAACGCGCCGCGCTCGCGGCCGCCGCGGCGCAGCACCCGAACGCGGCGATCGCCGCGCGCGACGTCGCGCTGCTCGCTTTTGCGCGCGCGACCGGGCTTCGCGCAAGCGAAATTTGCGCGCTCGACGTCGGCGACGTCGATCTCGAGCGCAAGCTCGTGCGCCTGGTCGCGAAGGGCCGCGTCTCGCGCGAGGTTCCGCTCGCGGCGCGCGCGGCCGCGGCGATCGCGTCGTGGGTCGCCGTGCGCGGGCTCGAGGCGGGGCCGCTGTTCCCGTCGGTACGCGCCGATGGGTCGCCGCGCGGCCGCATGACCCGCCAGGGTCTGCACGCGTGGCTCGCGGTGCTGTGCGAGCGCGCCGGCGTGGCGGCGTGCTCGCCGCACGATTTCCGCAGGACGCTCGCCGGTGACGTGATCACTGCGAGCGATTTGGCGACCGCGCAGAAAATGCTCGGGCACTCACGCCCGGCGACGACTGCGCGGTACGATCGGCGGCCCGTCGAGCGCCTCCGATCGGCGCTGGATACGCTCGACTAACCAAGGAGAAATACTATGTATTATGTCAATCAGTCTGGTCGTCGTGGATTCGGTGAGGTGTACAAATCCTTCGCGAAGGCGATCGCCGCGGCGCGCCGCTACGCGGCGGAAGGGTTCATCGACAACCGCGAGGGCGAGGCGCAACACGCGTGGTACGTCGTGCCGCGCAGCGCGTGCGAGGGGGGGCGCGAGTACCGCCGCGTGTCCCGCCGCCGCGGCGGGACGTCGGTGGTGTGTTACACCTGGTACGCGCCGGACGAGGAGTAGAACGATGGAATCGAAACCGCCCCTCCGCTGTAGCGTCTGTGCAACCACATGCACAGCGGAGGAGGAGGCGATGGGCTGGCCGCTTGTCGCCGCCGACCAACTCGTTTGCCCCGCGTGTTACGGGCCCGAGGCGTTTTGCCGCCGCCGCGGGCACGTACTCTCGGCGGTATCCGACTCGACCGAATGCGCCGAGTGCGAGGAAGGCGCTGAGGGATGACCAGCATCACGCACATCGAGCTGTCGCGCCGCGCGCGGCGGAAGCTGCACCGCGCGCGCGCCTCAGCGGCGCGGCGCAGCGCAGCCTACGCCGCGCTAGAGACCGCCGAGTGGGCGGCCGAAGGCGGGTGCCTAGCAGTCCGGCACGCACGCGGCATCTCGCGTCGGGCGGAAGCCGCGGCGCGGCGCGACCTCGATGAGCGACACGATGTGCTATTTGGTGCGCTCCTGGCGCACGCATGGGTGTGATAATGCGAGAACTACGCATCAAGAAAGGCCGCGGCCGCCACCGCGTAGTGGTCGTGCCATCGCGCGATGAGCGCAGCGCGCTGCGCGTGCTCGTACCGCGGCTCGCGGCGGCGGCGATGGCGCTCGACCGCCACGGCGTCCAGCACGGGTTCACACCTGGCAGATCGCCAGTGACATGCGCACGAGCGCATGTGGGTTACCGCTGGACGCTATCGTGTGATCTGGTCGATTGCTTCGACCGGATCGCAGAAGCGCAGGTCCGCGCGCTCGTACCCGACGTCGACTCGCGCTGCTTCGTCGGCGGCGTAGCGCGCCAAGGGCTGCCGACGTCGCCGGCGATCTGCAACATCGCGCTGTCGGGGCTCGACGCCGAGATCGTGTCGGCGCTCGCCGGGCGCGGCGTGTACACCCGGTACGCGGACGATCTCGTTGTCTCGACGAACGACATCGCGGTGATCCACGAAATGCGCGACGTGATCGAGCGCGCGGCGCGTGGTCATGGGCACGAAGTCCATGAGCGCAAGACAACGATCCAGGACGGCCGGCGCGGCCGGCGGATCGTGGTCGGGATCGCCGTCGGCGACGACGCGATCTACCCGACGCGCGAGGCGCGGCGCGCGCTGCGCGCCGCTGAGCACGCCGCGCAAACGCGCGGTAGCGATCGTGCTCGCGATCGTGCGCGGGGCATGCGCGCATGGGCGTCGTTGCGCGGCCCGGACATTTTGGCCGCGGCGACTCGCGCAGCGGAAACTGGCGAGCACGTGCTCGCCCACATGATCGTGACGCGGGAGGTGACCTGACCACATCTCACTCGCCGTAGCTATGCCCGGTTGGGGCGGCGAAGTCGCCGCCCGAAATAGACCACAGGGTCCATCCGGGCGTGGAGCGAAAAACTCGCTCCCGAGGTTGGGGTCGCTACGCTAGCAAAGCTTCGGCTCCGCTACGCTACGCCGACCGCTACGCTCCTGCAACCTCGTCCGCTCGTTTTCGTACGGCACTGTCACGCATTCTCAATGCCACACGTCTCAATGGAAAGGAGACACCAAAATGTCGATCGAGAATATCACGAGCGCCGCGTCGGCAGCGCTCGTCGAGCGCGACGACGAGGTGCGAGCGATCGTGCTCGCGCTCGTCGCGCGAGAACACGTCCTGCTCGTGGGGCCACCCGGCACCGCAAAGTCGATGGCGTGCCGCGCAGTGGCGGCTACCATCGATGGCGCTCGCTACTGCGAGCGCCTGCTCGCGCCGACCACGCCGCCCGAGGCGGTGTGGGGTCCGATCAGCCTCGCGGCGCTCCGCGAGGATCGGTATGAGCACGTGACGGCCGGGTCCGTCGCGGATGCGCATATCGCGTTTCTCGATGAAGTCGGGCGAGCGTCGCCGGCGATCGCCGACACGCTCCTTCATGTGCTCGGCCCGGAGCGTCAGGCGCTCATCGGCACACGCCAGGTCCGCGTGCCGCTCGTCGCGGCGATCGGCGCGGCCAACACATGGCCGATCGAGCCGGAGCAGGCGGCGTTTTTGGATCGCTGGCTGATTCGGCGCGAAGTGCGGCCGCTTTCGCGGACCGGCCGTGCGCGGCTCTTGCGCGAGGCGCTGCCGGCGGTCACGCCGGTCGCAACGCTCGCGGACCTCGAGGCCGCGCAGCGCGCAGCCGAGGCGATCGTCGTCGACGAGGCGGCGTACGTCGCGCTCGACGACATCCTCGAGCAGCTCGCGGCTGCGTGTGTGCGTCCGTCCGATCGGCGCCTCCGCGCGGCCGTGAAGATCGCTCGGGCCGCGGCGGTCATCGATGGCGCGGCGTCGGTCACGCCGGCGCACCTCGAGGCGCTGCGCGACGTCTTGTGGGATCGGCCGACGCCGGAGGCCATCGCGGCGACCGACGAGATCGTCACGCGCGTCGCGAACCCGACGGGAGCGCAGGTCGCGGCAATCTTGCTCGCCGCGGATGACGCGGCGACGAGCGCCGCGAACGGCGCGGACGTTGCGACGAAGATTGCCGCAACCAAGAAACTACAAGCGAGCGAGCGCGAGCTGGCGGCGCTCGCAGCGCAAGGCGGCAACGGTCGAGCGGCGAAAGCGCTCGCGCATGTGCGCGCGCAGCGCATCACGATCCAGGCGGCTTTGCTCGGGATCGACCCGAGCAAGGCTGCGGAGCTCGCGTCGTGAGCGCCGACACGACAGCTCTCGGGCTCAACGAGATCGCGACGTCGCCGGCGCGACCGGCGTCGAAGACCGTGCTCGAGGTAGATCGATGGGGACGGCGCCAGGCTCGGCTCGTCGCCGAGTCATGGCTCGACGCGGGCCTCGAGGCGCCGCCGGATGAAGTCGTATGCGACGCGCACACGGCGCTCTACGAGCCAGCTCCTGTCGTCGCTGAGCGGCCCGCGGATCGTGAGCGGGCGAAGTTCTGGACCGACATGATGTCGACGCCGGAGTTTCGAGCGCTCGCACGCGAAACCGCGCTCGATGAGGTCATGTCTGCGCTCGCGTCGCGAGCGATCGTAGACCGCTGGGCAGCGTACGCGGAGACGCTGCCAGATCAGCCGGACGGCGAGGGCGGCGAGGGCGGCGAAAGCATCGCGCAGCAAGTCGCGCGCATGCGCGCAGCGCGCGATGCGGTCGCCTCAGCGAGCGAGCAAGTCGCCGAGGCGCGTGCGACGATGGCCGGGCTCGGCCTCGGCGATGGTGCGGTCGTCGACATGGCTGCATTGCGCTCGTACATGCAGCGCGCCGAGCGCGACAACACGCTGCGTCGGATCTTCGCGATGGCAGGACGTCTCGCGAAGATGGTGCAAGCAGCGCAAGCTGCGAAAACGATCGCCGAGCGCGGCGAGATCGTCGGCGTCGAGCTATCCGGCGACATCGCTCGGCTACTGCCGACCGAGGTTGCGGCGGTAGCCGGCGTCGTACCGGAGATCGAGACGCTCGCGCTCTACCGTCTCGCGATGCGGCGTTGCCTGTCGTATCGGCAGCGGCGCGTCGAGCAGGCGGCAAAAGGTCCGATCGTCGTCGTCGTCGACGAGTCTGGCTCGATGCACGACGATCAGAAGATCGTCGTCGCGAAGGGCCTCGCGCTCGCGCTCGCGTCGCTAGCTCGACAGGAACGCCGCTGGTGCGCGCTCGTCGGCTTCGGCGCAGGGTCCGAGATCCATCACGCCGTACTCGCGCCGACGGAGCAGGATCCGGCGGACGAGCTCGTGATTTGGGCCGAGCACATGTTCGCGGGCGGCACGACGCTCGATGTGCTCGAGCACCTCCCGCGGCTGTGGCCGTCGTTCGCCGAGCGCGGCATGCAGCGAGGGGCGACGGATGTGATCGTCGTCACGGACGCGAACGTGGAGGCACCGGACGAGGCGCTCGATGCCTACCGGACGTGGGCACGAGAGGAACAGGCCCGGACGCTGTCGATCGTGGTAGGCCCAAGCGAGCCAGGCAGCATCGGCGAAGTCTCGGACAGGGTGTGGGTGATCCCGCGCATCACGGCCGAGACGGAAGCGGTTGCCGAGGTTCTGCGCATCTAACACCTGCGCCACAAAGGAGGTGACGCGTCACAGAAGACGAAAGCGCACACGCATTCCGCCGAGGGCTCGCGAACATAATGGCGATGCGGCGCACCGGAGCCCCACACGCGAGGCGAAGGAGATCGTCGCGCGAAAGAGATTATCGCCGGCTGACAGGGTGCTGGTGTTCTGTGTGAGAACGATCAACCAACCCAAACAGGGAGGTAGATGAATGGAAACTAATGATCTTGGTCGTGGATGGATCGTGACATGGCGATCGTCATCTGTGTCTGTGACTATCCTGCGAGATGCGCTCGCAGCGTGCCAGTGGGATCCCGCGCTCGCGCGGGAAATGGCGCACGGACACGCGCTGCGCCGAGCGCTGCACGACATGGAGAAAGGACGCGTCATCACGCAATACCGACGCGACTCCGAGACTCTGGTGCGCTTCCGCATCACCTCGAACAGCGGTGCCGCGAGCTGGTAGATGCGCACCTCGCAGCGCGAACCTCGGCGGACGTGACGCGACTCGTGCAACGTCTCGTCGAGAGCGCTGGCGCGGACCTCGTGTCGGTGCGCGAAGCCGGTGGGGCATACTTCGTGCCGGTGGCTCATGCGGAGCTCGTCGAGCGGCTGCGCGAGCTACTCGCACGCATCGGCGGCTCGCTAGCGACCTACCGCATCGCTGCCGGCGATGCGGACACAGATCAGGCGATCGGCGAGGCGGTCATCACGCATCTTCGCGCGCTGATCTCGGACTGGCATCAGTCCGTCTCGACGATCGGAGCCGACACGCCGGAGTTTGTCGTCGAGCGGCGCCTTGCTCGCATGCACGAATTGCGAGCGAAGATCGAGTCGTATCGTGGCGTGCTCGGCGCGGCCATCGATCAGCTCGCTGCGGCCGCTGAGGCGGGTGACCGCGCCCTGCGCGCGGCGGTGTTGGGTTACGCGACGGCCGAACAGCCAAACACAGAGAGGGACGCATGACAATCTACTGGGCATCGCAACACGAGCCGCTCGCGTCGCAGGTGCGAGCGCTCGAAGCAGCCGCCGGCGAGCCGTGCGAGATCCTGCGCGACCCGAGGCCGTTCGATTCGGCGCAGCACATCGCGGAGCGATACGCTGCGAGCAAGGCAGATGACATCGTGGTCGTCGCACCGCTGTCGGTGCTCGATCGGCTGTGCCGACTCGGGATTCATCCGATCTGGTGCGACATGGACACGGTGCGCGGTCCGCACGACGGCGGCGAAGTCCATGCGCGCGGGCGATGGTACGCATTCCGTGGACTCAAGCGCGTTGCGCGCCTCGCGCTCGAATTTGAGGATGGCCCTGTCGTGATCACGAGCAAAGGGAGGCAGTCATGATCAGTCATTGTGCTAGCGCCGCTCTGCGCGGCGTCGAGGCGGTGCTCGTGCGTGTCGAGGTCGACCTCGCTCCAGGGCTCCCGTATTTCCACATCGTCGGGCTCGCGGGAAACGCGGCGCGCGAGAGCTGCGAGCGCGTCAAATCCGCGCTCGACAACGCAGGGTACGACGTGCTTGGGACGCGGCGCGCGACGGCGACTCTCGCGCCCGCCGGATCTCCCCAAGGAGGGCACGGGGCACGATCTGCCGCTCGCGCTCGCGGTTGCTCGAAGCCGCTGGGGTCATCCCACGAGGCGCAACGAAAGGAGGGATCTACGCCGGCGAGCTGGCGCCTTCCGGCGCGCTTCGTCCAATTCGGGGAGCCATGCCGATCGCTGAACTGGCAAGAGCGCACGGCATGGGAGCGGTGCTACCCTCCTGGAACAGCGATGAGGTGTCACTGTTTGGCGACGACGTGCGCATCGCGGATTCCCTCGCCGAGGTAGTAGCGTGCCTGCGCGGCGAGCGTGAATTGCCAGCGCCCACGCCCCGAGGCGCGCTCGTGACCGACGCCCCGGCCCCCCTAGATGTCCTAGATATTAAAGGCCAAGAGCGAGCCAAGCACGCGCTTGCAATCGCGGCAGCAGGCCGCCACAACCTGCTCTTGTTCGGGCCGCCGGGTTCGGGCAAGACGATGCTCGCGCGGCGCCTGCCGTCGCTTCTGCCACCGCTCTCCCTCGACGAAGCGATCGAAACGACGCGCATCCATTCGGTCGCAGGGCTCACGCGCGCCGGTGGGCTCATCCGCGAGCGGCCGTTTCGCGCACCGCACCATACGGCTTCGGACGCCGCTCTGGTCGGCGGTGGCCGGCTCGTCCGCCCCGGCGAGGTTTCCCTCGCGCACAACGGCGTGCTCTTCCTCGACGAATTGCCCGAGTTTCGACGAACGGCGCTCAAATCGATCCAGCAAGCACAGAAAGAGCGCTGCGCGCGCATCGCTTGCGATCGTGAAGTCATCACGTATCCGGCATCTTTCCAGGTGGTCGCGACGGCGAATCCGTGTCCGTGCGGCTACGCTAGCACCGAGCGCTGCACATGCTCTCAGGCCGATCGCGACAGACACAACCGGAAGCTAGTCAACGCCCGGGACTGGTTCGATCTTGTGGTCGACATGTCAACGACGGAATTGACCTCGGCGATGAACATGGTAACCTTGCTGCCTGGTTAGTGCGTGGCAAGGCTTCATCGCCGAGTCGCGTTAGCGCCCCTGTTCGGAGTCGAACCGAAGTCCCGTGGTTTAGTAGGTCCTGGACGGCCCAGGTTCCGCCGGCGGGGGCGTTGTTTCTGGACGCATTCCGCACTCCGGGCGGCTCCCAGATGCAAGAGGTCTGCACCCCGCCCTGCGACACCAGACTCCCAGCGGAGGCGCCGTCCGTTTTCCGCTGCGAAGATGTCCGCGGCGATCACGGTAGCGACTCTGCCCGAAGTCAAGAAGCGGTTGAACTGATCCTTGATCGCATCGTCGATCCGGTTGTCATCGATGTACAGTGTCAACAGAAAACAACTAGCTCGCCAGTTTGCCGACGGGTGGCAGCCGCGAGTGCTTCGACGGAGGGCTCGCGCAACGATGTCGAGAAGCCCGCCGACAACGTTGAGCCTACGAGGGCGCCTATGCTAGATCGCCAACCTAACGTGAACACGCTCTTGGTGCGAGAACTTCGCGGGACGATCGAGCGCGAAGACGCACCCATCGGCGTCCTGTTCTCCATGAACGAGCCAACCGCCGAGATGCGCCTTGAGGCGAAGAAGGCGGGCGTGTGGCACTCGCGCACATGGGGCCGCGGCTACCCACGCATCCAGCTCATCACCGTGGCGGAGGCGTTCGCCGGCAAACGGGTAGACTACCCCGGCCAGGACGTGACCCTCCAGGCTGCGCCCGTGGAGGACGCGGGCGGCGAGCAGGCGCATCTTCCTGGGATGGAACCTTGGCGCAACGAGGCCAAGCCGCGTCGGCGTCGGCCTGGCCGCTGAAACATGCCGACAAGCCCGCGCGCGCCATTGTTCCTAGTTTCGCCGCTGGTGTCCTACTTCGGACAGCACCCGGACCTGAGAGGAGTTGACAAAAGTGTTGACACCACACCGTGCACATAGTACAACGAGCGCCATGCACACGATACGCATGGACGCGCTCGGGCTGGACGTAGCAGCGTCTCCCGACGCGTACCTAGCAGGCGATGCGTTCGGGGCATATCGCGAGGCGTGTCGAGCGGCCGGAGCGCGATGGGACAGTAGCGCGCGAGTCAACCGCGCGCCCATCGAGGCAGCAGAGCGCTTGCGACGCGAGCTAGAATCGCGCGGATTCGGCGTCGTAGCGAGCGCAGCGCTTGTGTCGGCGCTCGCGGCTGTAACCTCCGCAGAAGAGGGAGTCATAGCGGTCGACAACGCGCTCACAGCGCTCAGCGAGCGTCTGTATCCGTTCCAGCGCGCCGGAGCATCCTGGCTCGCCTCGCGCTCGGCAGCGCTCCTCGCCGACGAGATGGGAACCGGCAAGACGATCCAGGCGCTTGTAGCAGCTCCAATCAGCGCGCCCATCTTGGTCGTCTGCCCAGCCGTCGCCAAGGGCGTGTGGCGCCGCGAGGCGGCGAAATGGCGACCGGATCTCGCGGTCGCGGTGCTCGCAGGTCGCGGATCCTTTCGCTGGCCTGTGCTTGGCGAGATGATCATCACGAACTACGACATCTTGCCAAAAGAGGCTGGGCTGGCGCCGGCCGGCTGCGTCGTCATTGTCGATGAAGCACACGCTGTGAAGTCGTCGAAGGCGCAGCGCACCAAGCGCTTGCGCGCCGTGACGCGCGCAGCGCGCGCAGCGGCAGGCAAGGTCATCTTGATCACGGCGACACCACTGACGTCTCGACCAGTCGACTTGTGGAACGTGCTCGCAGCCGCCGGGCTAGACGCCGAGGCGTTCGGCTCGTGGCCTGCATTCGTGCGCGCGTTTTCAGGCCGCAAGGCCAAATGGGGCGGCTATGTGTGGGGTCTCCCAAGACCGGAGGCGGCACAGGCGCTCTCGCGCGTCATGCTGAGGCGCTTGCGCAAGGATGTCTTGCCGGAGCTCCCGCCGAAAACATGGGACGACATCGATGTCGAGATCGATTACGCGACACGCAAGGACTGCGACGCCCTCGTCGCGGAGTTAGCAGCGATGGGCGTAGACATCGCAAACGCAGCAGACGAAGCAGCGATGACGCGCGCTCGTACGGTCGCATTCTCGCGCATGAGTGAGGTGCGCGCTTCGCTCGCGACGGCGAAGCTCCCGGCGCTCGTCGAGATCGTCGCGGACATCGAAGAGGCCGACGAGCCGATCGTGGTGTTCTCCGCGCATCGAGCGCCGATCGATCATCTCGGGACTAGGGATGGCTGGGCTGCGATCACAGGCGACACGCCGGCGACAGCACGCACCGAGATCGAGGCTCGCTTTCAACGCGGCGAACTGCGCGGCGTTGCGGCTACCATCCAGGCCGGTGGCGTCGCGATCACCTTGACGCGCGCACATCGCGCAGTGTTCGTCGACCAGGACTGGACGCCTGTGCTCAACGCACAAGCAGAGGATCGGATCTGTCGCCTCGGACAAGACCGCGGCGTCATCATCACGCGCCTCATCGCAGACCACGCGCTCGATCGACGCATCGCTGAGGTGCTAGCGAGCAAGACAGCAATCATTGATGGCTCCGTCGATGCGGCTGCCCAAGTAGGAGGTCCGATATGAAGTATATCGTGCGTTCTCCGGTAAACCTCGATGCACTGATCTGCGTCGCTCTTTGCGGACCGGGTCTAGAAGAGATCGTATTCGTAGCGCACGGCGCAACCGTGCCGTCGGAACTAGCATCGCGACGCGAGCTGGTCGATCCATGCGAAATACCGGAAGCAGTCGACATCCTCGCGACTATCGCAGAGATATCGTGCGACAAGCGGCTGAACGAGATCACATCGGCCATGCGCGAGGAGGTCTGTCATCTCGGCGCGGACGCATCGCGCGGAGAAGCCGACGCTTGGGTGCTGGTGTTTCTAGTGCCGATCCTGCGAGCGCTGATTCGGCGCGCTCGCGACGAAGCTGCGATCATCGCCAAGGTGCGAGAGGGGGCAACGGTTCTCTACAGCAGCATCGGATCGTTTCTCGGGTTCGCAAAGGAGCCGAGGTGGTTATCCGGCGAAGCGACGCGGCTCGTCGCTGCTCGGCGTTACGCAGGCGTCGTAGCAGAAGGTGTAATCGAGATATTCGACGCCAGCCGAGTCGTGCACGTGCCTGTGGACTTCACGGCAGAAGGTGTGCGCGGGCGCTTCACGGCGCACGCAGAAATGACGAACGAGCAAATTGTGCGCGCATGGGACAAGTGCTGGCTCCATGCGGCGAGCGATCCCACGACAGCACGGACAAGGTGAAGGAAAATGAAGACTAAGCCTGCTAGCAAGAGCAAGGGCAATGGGTTCCCGGTCGCGATCGGCGAGAATATCCTCGTGAGAACGGTCACGATGATCCAGGTCGGGCGCCTCGTCGCTGTCGGCGAGCACGAGCTCACGCTGGAAGATGCGGCGTGGGTTGCGGACACTGGCCGGTTCGCGACGATGCTCGCGACCGGCAAGGCCGAAGAGGTTGAACCATTCCCAGACGGCATCTGCTTCGTCGGGCGCGGGGCCATCGTGGATGGCTGCCCCTGGAGGCACCCACTCCTCCGCGAGACGAAGTAAGGAAGTCTCGTCTGAGGGACGACGGGGCGATCTGGACACCCGTCGTCCCTCACCTCTCGCTTCGGCAAAGGAGCACTCAAATGACAGCAGCGTATAAGTCGGTACTGGATGCGCCATGGCCGCAGCCATGGTCATGGTCGCAGTC